GCTCTTCTAGCAGAAAGCTCTTGTTTAGGGCTAAGAGAACCAGATTTTATAGCTCTTCTTATTGTTAACTCTTCACGAGCGTTCATATTAGCCCCCTTGATCAATTCGTAATTGAGCTAGTTCTGCTTCAGCATCTTCATCCATTTCTTCATCAATATCTTGTGTTGGACGACCAGAAGCATACCCTATTTCTTCAAGAGTTCCGTATGCTGTATCTAAGTTTTGTCTTTGAACAGTAACAATCTCTTTATAAACATCTCTAATTTTCATAAGAACTTCTTGTGTGCTTGCCTCATCTATTTTAAACATAGATATATCACCAACTATATCTTTCACTCTTTGTCTGTCTGCGTCTGATATTGTTTTTCCAGCTTCTTGTAATATTTCAGGTGCATTTTGTGATTGTATTTTCTTCAAAATAAACTTTGCTTGTTCTATTGATGTTGGGGCATCTCCAACGCCAAAACCTATGGCTTTACCAAAGGTTTTTATAGTAGATGCAAATTGCTCTGGTATAGTAATACCTTGGGCTACTAATCCTTGTAGTTTTTCAAATTCTTGTGCTGTTTTGTTTAAAGAAGATTCTCTTCTTTTTAGTTGTCCAACAACAGATTTATAGCTTGCAGGCGTTAGTTTAACAGGAACAATGCCGTCTACATTTGGGTCTTCTATATAAGCATTTACTTGAAAACCTTCTAACCCAGGGACCAAATCTATTTTTTCGGTTTTATCCGTATATAAATCTGGGGCTTCTTGATTAGCTATCCAAGCTTCTCTTAATTTTGTTCTGTTGTCTAATCTAGCTATCGCTATATTATTGTCTAATTCAGCCTGTTTTATAATAGCTTTTGACTTATTATCAAGATTAGTATTATTAAGCTCATTAAGAGCTTTTTTCTGAGCTACTCTAGTTGCAATTTCAGTAGCATCATCTGCGGCAACTTGCTCAAGACCATATTTACCAGCAGCTAATTGTGCTGTTCTTGCTCTTTCTCTGGCTTTTTCAAGTTTTGGAGAGGCTTTCTCACCAGCTTCACCAAGACTTGTTAGTAACTTACTGACATTAAAACCTTTACCAGCTTGATTTTGCATCAAAGCAAGACCGAATGCTTGCAATGCCGCACTCTTATCAACCTTTCCAGAAACATCTACACCCGTAGCATCTGCAAAATCTTTTTTATATTCTGCAAGAGTTTTTCTTGGAGTTTCTTCTCCTGCATTAATATTTTCATATTCAGACATTGCATCTTCAAAAGCTTTTTCTAAAGGGCTTAATTGCTCTTCTTGAGGAGCATCAGGCACATCACCTCTGCTAACATTATCAAGAGCTACATCAGGTGCAATTCCTTGGTCTTGTTTTTTTGATGTATCTGTTTGCGTTGCAGTAGACTCTGATTGTTCTTTTAAACTATCTGATAATTGATTTAATTGTTCGGTAACGTCATCAGGTGCATCTTCAAAACCTATGCCCATGTCATCAAAATTAATACCCCTTAAAGGATTTCTGTCTACGTCAGTCAAACGAGTTTCCCCATCTGGAGTAATAAAACTTCCCAATCCTGTTCCAGCTTCCTCTGTATAAGGAGTTTGTCCAAATAAAAAATCAGTGCCTTGCCTTATTCCTTGAGCAGCTAAATCATTTAAATCTAGAATTGTTGAGGGCATTCCCAACAAAGATTCAGCACCTTTTTTAAATACTCTGTAAAATCTACTATCATCTGGTTGAGCCGCATATAAATCCGCTATATCTGATTTGTCTGACAAGTCTAATGATAACGCTTTTGGTACAGCACCTATCCCAGATTTTAAAATATCAAGTATATCTGCCATGACTTATCCCCCTGCTGCTGTAGGGCCACCAAATTGTGACTGACCGTAAGTAGCAAATCCAAGACCTTGCAAGAATGGATTCGCTTGAGGTTGAGTCACCGATTCAAATGTTGAGGAAAGACTTCCGCTAGGCGTTCCCTTTAACAACTGACTCCCAAGCTGTAGTCTTGTAAACGGATCTTGATATTGTTGCATTAAGTTTTGTCTCTGTGCATCGAGTTCTGCTTGTGACTGAGCCTGTCTTGCGCTTCCTAAAGAAGTAAGAGACTGTATGTCTGCTCTACCTAATTCAGACTGTAATCTACCTATATCGCCTAATGTAGAAGCTTGCTGGCCTATTGCCTGACCTAAACCACCAGATAACTGTGCGGCTCTCTGTGCAGCGGCTACAGCGTCTTGATAACCTTTTCTTTGAGCTTCTCCAACAGTAGCAAGTCTACGTCCTTCTGCCTCTGCTCTTTGAATACCTTCCCTGCTTCCCCCAAATGCGCCAGAAGTAATAGCCTTCTGAGCTATTCCTTGCTGTCCAATTGCCGCTTGTCTATTTATTTCGTCAATAACATTGGATTGATAAGGGTTCATAAATTGCTGTGCAGCATCGGGTCTTAAAAATCCTAATCCCGAAAGTGCCGCGCCAATTCCTAATTGTGTTCCTTCAGCGCCAGCTTGTAAGTATGGTTGAAAAGCACCAAACTGCGCTTGCGCTTGCTGCATAGCAGCATTTTGTAACGGGTCAAGCCCTGCTATTTGATACTCAGGAAGCTGAAGTGGCTGGTCTAATAAACCAGGATCTGTTTGCGTAGAACCATCAAACGTACCAAAAGCAGTTTGCAGTATTCTTTTTTCAAGACCTTCTAAGAAAGGCGCGAGTCTCTGGGCTTCAGTAGTGATTGCCATTATGCCATCCTCTCAAATTTATCCATCATATTATACATGCGATTGATGCCTTGATTAATATCCCCATCTCCTGCGCCCTCAACAGCATCACGGGTCATAACAAACTCACCAGCCATCAGCATAGCTGGTACATCATCTTTCGTACCAGAGCCCTCGCTAGGGCTTATACCGCCATTGCGTCTGGGAAAGTATGTATCTCCACCATCTTCCATATAATTTATACCGCCAAGTTGTCCACCTGGTCCACCAGCACCAAAAGGTCTTTTTTCAAATTCTGACCTTGTATCTTCTTCTTCCTCTAAACCAGATAGCAATTGAGCCAATAATCCAGCACCAATTCCTTGCCCTAAGTCTGTGTTTAAAACTTTAAATAATAAATTAGGATCATCTTCTGTACCAGCAAAACCCAATGAAGAAAGAAGTTCTCCTGAAATTGTTTTTGCTTCTGGGGCCGCTACAGCTTGTCTTGCTGTTTGATTTGCCATTTTAGCGGCAACATTTGCCATTGTGGGGTCTGCTCCTTGACGCATCAAAGACCCTGCGGTTGTTACGGCTTGCGTTGCAGGATCTGCTGCAGGAAAAAACTTTTGCGCCCCTACTCCACCAAGACCAGAAAGCAATGCATATCTTAGAGCATCTTTTGGTTTTCCGCCAGTAGCAACTGCCCCTAAACCAGAAGCAACAGCACCACCTACAGGGCCTAAATACGCTCCTGCAACAACTGGAGCTATTGTTTTTACTAAATCACCTAAATTCATGTCACTACCTTAATAGTTCCGTTATCATTATACAATGCTCCTGTTTCAAGTCCAGAAGGAGATATAGGTAAGTCAGTGAGAGTTATTTTAGTACCCCTTAACTCACCTGGGTTATTTAGTTGTATCACAAGTTGAGACAAACTGCGAACCATATCATCAAAATACGTTCTATCATACTCTTCGGGCGGTACAGAAAACTGTGGTGGTACTAATTCTCTACTCATCTTCTGCCATCTGTTTTAACATCTACACGATTCGAGCCTAGTCTCCAAGCAACGCCAGAACCACTACTTTGAACTTTAATACCAAAAGAGCGACCTCTAACACGAGAGTTTTTTTGTTCAGTGGTGCTACTAACGGTAAAAGCATCATTTGTTGTAAACCCTGTTCCAGGATATCTTTGTCCTTTTAACGTATAAGTAGCTTCTTTTGTTGCACCCGTAGTAGAGCTTGAAAAATCAATATCAGGAATAAATCTACGGATTAAAGCAAACTGTTCTCCATCTGCTATGTCTATAGGGCTGGAGTCAATGAACGCGGTCAAGGCTAAGTCGTCTGCGTTGTTACCAATCTCGTGAGTATACAACTGACTAGCTGCAACAGAATCAGTATCATTTGTGGCTCCAAAAGGATATTCATATATACCTCTGTCTAACCAAGCAGACCTAGCTAAGTTGCCATAGTACCAAACTTTTTCTTCGTAATTATAAATTACATACTTATCATTTTCCCCCGTTCCTCCAGACTTGGAAGGGTAGTACCAAACAACCTCCCCATAAGCGGTATTTAAACCAGCTATTACTTTTTCACTGTTGGTAGTATCAAAATCTTCAAACACATAATCTTTTACAGTGCAAGGTATAGGTTGAACACGTCCATCGTATAAGTAAAACCTATCCACACCCATCCAAAAAACTGTATCATTGTTTGCTATAGCTGCGTTAGAGTTTCTGATTGTAACATTCCCCGATATTTGAGAAATTCCAAAAGTAAAAGGTGCGCCAATAAACTGCAAAGAATGTACACTTGTATCTGTTATGACTACAATTTCTCGTCTTGTTTCAACAGCGGCAACAATTTCAGAGCCTGACCCAACTCTTAAATCTCCAGCAGTGTTTGTTGCAGTAGGTGTCCAATCAAAAGGGTCTTCTTGACTACTAAAACGAATTAAAAGAGGATCTAGCTCAGTGCCCCCGAAAGGGGTTGTCCCAAAAGTTATTACATGTCTGTCTCTATCGGACACTAAAACATTTTTGCTAATAGTGGGTGCGTTAGAATCTCTTTGAGTTATGGGGAAAGCTCTAGAGCTAAAGCCTTGGGTTTTGTCCCAATAATATAATAAACCGTTTTGAGGAAGTATTATTAAGTCTTCTCCAAAATTATCTTGTTTCCAAATGCGTAAAGCTTCATCTAGTGTAATAGCATCACTAGCTGCCAGACCCCAACCTCCTGCGCCCCAAGAGTCAGCCCCCCAACCCGTTCCTAATAATTGAGAAACACTTCCTTTATTAAGTAAGTAATCTGCATCGCAAGCTCCAGCGTCTGTTAAATCAAACCCAGCGTTTGAAGAAAGTGTAACTGTGTAAGTGCTTCCAGTTATAACAGTCATATCAAACTCTCCTGTTAAGAGAGCTATTAAACTATCGTAAGTTGATCCTGCGCCAAAAGTTATATTTGAAAAAATAACAAAGCTGCCTGTTACCGCCCCATGATTTGAATGATTAACTGTTACAGTAGAACTTCCAGAAGTGGTGGTGAAAGTAATTAAGGACATTTATCTAGCCTCCCACTGGAACATCTACATCAGATGTTATAACTGTTACAGTACCCAATGCGCTTGTAGCAAACAATGGTGCAGGCGATGGTATTGCACTTACTGAAACAGCACCTAAAGAAGTAGTTCCTTCAACTCCTGTGACAGAAACAGTTGGTTCTGTTGATAATCCTATAACTACTGAATTTACAGAAGTAGTTCCTTCAACTCCTGTGACTGCAAAAGGCTGTCTTACACTAAGCCTAACAGGGGTTATATCATTAAAATCTCCTCCTGATTCAATGTAATATTTTACATTTGTACCAACAGCTAGATATCTGTCACTTGCTAAAGTGACCCAAGCATGTAAAGTTCTTGGTGTTCCAAGATATGTACTAGAGGTATATTTATTCCAACCCCCTATTTTCTCTGGGAAGCCAAACCTAAATCTGATTTTGTCCCCATCGAACCAACCCCCTTCATTAGAATATGAAGTGGTTTCTCTGTTGATTCCGGGTCTAAACTGTAATTTAGTTAAAGGCATTAACTTGCTCTGCCTCCGTAAAAATCAGCAAAATCTATTGTGCCACTAGTAGGAACATTGGGATTAGCGTTTATTGTGAAGGAAATATTATAATCTCCAGACGGAGAAATTGCAGAACTCGCTCCATTTGCAATAGTAGTTCCTTCTATTGTTACATCAAAACCTGTGTTGTTTGTAAAAGTGTAAACAGTAGAAGAAGTAACCGATCTATAAGCATAACCAATATCAACATTTTGGTTAGGAGTTAGAGTATATGGACCAGTAGCATTTAAGGTAATATTTGCAGAAATGGTTCCACCAGTGCCAAAACCACCAGATGTAGAGCCTCCTGAATAACTAACACTAATGGTTCCACTTGAGTCTCTTCCTCTACCACCATACTTCAATCGATTGGAATTACTACTACCTAGTGTAATACTACTGCCTGCTGATCTATAAACAGTATTTATTCCACCATTACCTCCATTTGATGGAACCCACGTTGTAGTGCTTGTTAAAGCTCTAACTAATGTTAACCCAGTTACCCCTCCAAAGTCAGAGTATGTTCCATCAGAAGACGGGGCTGCTTGTGTTGCGCTTCCTGATACAGTAGTGGGGACAAGGCTACCACCTCTATAAAATTCATTCATAGAGTTAGGTTGACTATCGCTATATTCTGTAGCCATTTGCCCTAAAGATATTGCACCACTGGTAGGTAAAACCATGACTAGAAGCTCTGATATGCTGTTATGTTATCGGCTGTTTCTAATGCTCCAGCACTAGAAAGTCTCATTATTACTGTGCCATTAAATTTAAACACTAAACGATTGCTTGAATCTACTTCGGCTGTAAAGTGACCACTTGGACCTAATTGTAGGGCAGTAGCACCATCTGCTGTTGAAGCAATAACACCTGTCGCAGTTATATTTCTTGCACCGCTTGTATCTTTGTTGCTATCTACGACTACCGCTTTTGAAGCGGCAACAGTTCCTGCGGTTGTATCTACGTAATTAAGTTCTGTTGTTGTTGCGGTTACACCATCTAGCTTATTCAACTCTGTAGCTGTGGATGTAACACCATCCAAAATATTTAATTCAGCAGCAGTAGAGGTTACATTTGTACCTCCGATAGCCAAGGTCGCGGCATCAATTTTTGTCACAGCCAAACTAGCATACACATCGGTAACTGTTGCTGTAGAACCGCCACCGCTAAATTTTAAGAAAACGTCACTACCGTTGGTTATCTCAAAGTCTCTACCTGAGTTGTAGGTTCCTTGAAAGATAAGAATTGATCGACTGCCTGATAAGCTATTTCTTATATGAACAGTTTTTTCTGCATCATTAGGTGTTAATTGCACATATGCGGTAGCACCTAAATCTCCACTATCTGTAAACTCTATAAACTTGTTACGACCATTCGATACTGCTCCATCACTTATAGGTAAGGAGTTAGGAGATCCAGAAGACCCAGCACTTGATAGCGTTATAGATATGATGCCATCTATCGCTTGATCTAATATATCAAAGTTTGTATTTGTTGTAGCACCCCAAGTACCAGATTGTTCACCTGTTGCTGGTTTTTCGATGCCAAGGTTTGTTGTATATGAACTTGCCATTATGCGGCTTCCTCTGTCCAGTTAGGGTTTTGTGACGGCTCTTCTTCACTCCAAGACGGTGTTTGACTTACAGTTATATCTGACCAACTTGGGGACTGAGAGGGACTTTCTTCACTCCAAGACGGTGTTTGGGATGGGTTAATTTCTGAATAGTTTGCATTCTGATCAGGAACAATCCTTCCCCACACAACTACATTACCAAGAATTGCAGTGTTTGACAATCCTATTGGTGTAACAACGCTTGTTCCTACAATGGTTACAGAACCAACTGAAGCAGTGCTAGAAACACCTGTAACAGAAACAAAGGTAACGGTTTCTATAGTTACAGCACCTAATGTACCAGTGGCTTCAACACCTGTAGGAATAACAATACAATTACCAACAACTGTCTCGTTCCCTAAAGCAGAAGTTGCTTCTTCTCCCGTTACATCTACAGTAGCCCCTGCGCTTACTGTTTCATTGCCTAATTCACCTGTTAATGCAGGAACACCAGAAGTTATAGCAGTAACACTTATTGCTACTGTTTCATCACCTAGCTCTCCTTGCGCTTCCACTCCTGTTGGAACATGATTTGAAGTTCCTGTGACGCTAACAGTTCCTAAAGTTGTGTTTGCAGAAATGCCTGTAACAGATAAATTTGCATCTCCTGTAATGGTTTCCTCACCAACGGATGATGTTGCTTCAACGCCTGTTACAGTTACACTTGAATTGCCTATTGGAGCAACATTTCCAACTGATCCAGTTGAAGACACCCCTGTTACAGAGTATTTAGATTCAATAACTACTGAACCTGTATTTCCTGTAGCAGATACCCCTGTTGGAAATATGTTTGCAGTACCAGTAACAGTTTCATCTCCTATATTTAAGGTAGATGCTTGACCAGATACTCCTGTAACTGCGGCACCTGACACAATTAGAGTTCCTGCGTTTGCTACTCCTTGAGTTCCTGTAGATGTAAGAATGGAAGACCCAGTAACAATTTCACTACCCAAATTAACAGCAGAAGAAACGCCAACAGGAACAAATGATGTGTTTTGTATTGCCTCAACTGTTACAGTACCTAAAGCAGAGGTAGCTGACACACCTGTTGGGAATACATTAGCGTTTAAAATTGTAGTAGCAGTTACAGAACCAACAGTTCCTGTAGCAGATACACCAGTAACAGATACGGGTGTTTCAAGAGATACAGTAAGAGAACCTACTGCTCCTGTAGCAGCCGCAGCTTCTGTAACAGATACGGAAGCTCCTGCTGCCACTGTTTCGTTACCAACTGAGCCTGTGGCAGATAATCCTGTAAGGCTCAAAGTAGAGTTTGCGGTTACAGTTTCATTACCCACTGAACCCGTAGAAGAGGCGCCTGTAGGTGAAATGGAGGCTGTGCCAGTGACAGTTTCATTACCCACTGAACCTGTCGCACTTATACTAGTAACACTAACAGAAACACTTACTGTTGTTGTAACTGTTTCATTTCCTAAAGCAGTTGTTGCATTTACCCCAGCAACACTAACAGAAACACTTACTGTTGTTGTAACTGTTTCATTCCCAAGAGCAGACGTACCAGCTAACCCTGTAACTGATACATTTGCCGTGCCAACAACAGACTCTTCACCTAATCCACTTGTGGAGGCTAGTCCTGATACGCCAGTTACGGCTGCACCAGAAACAATTAAAGACCCTGCATTAGCAACGCCTTGTACTCCTGTTGTTGTGGTGGAAGATGTACCTGTAGCACTTTCATTGCCCAGAACAGAACTAGCAGCAACACCTGTAACAGAGACAGCAACCCCGATTGCACCGCCCCAACCACCATCGCCCCATGTACTGCCACCCCACTCTCCTGCGGAAGGAGTGGTTACTTGGTCAGCATCAGCAAAAGGACGTTCCGAAAACGCTGAAAAAGGCAACGCCATCTTTAGCCTCCTATGCTAAGTCTCCGTGAACATTAGAAAATGTAAATTCTCTATCTACATCAGTATCACCAGTTGCAGACCCAGTTCTTATTATAAAAGTAGATGCTGTTTGTTGAGGACATAAAATAGCACCAGAAGTTGTATTTGGGTTAGACCCATTTCCACCAGTCAGTCCTCCAACAGAAAAATTCGTATTTGCCATGTTGCTTGTAAAGTTAATTGTATAGTTTCCAGTACCGTTGTCTGTAATAGAACCTACATTAAGGTTATCTCTAATAGCTACAGTACCTGTACCATTAAAGTTTACCCAAGCCTTTGCACTACCTTGTGCTACTGTAGAGGTAGCAATAGAGTTATTACCACTGGCATCCTTTAGTGTATTTACTCTAAGTTCGCTTGCCATTACGCTAAATCTCCGTGCAATATAATCTGACAGTACGTTGCATCTCCAACAGATGTATTGCTAAAGTTTGTATTAGAAAACATTTTTGCAAAATTGGTTTGTTGTGTTTGATGTATTTGTGATACGTCACAAAAAGAACTTCCCGGAGTTACTGTATCTGCTTGTTGAACATTAGATGCCCCAGCCCATTGAGCAGCCGCAAAATTAGTAGTAAAATTAATTTGCGTTTGACCTGCGCCCAAATCTCCTAAAGAACCAACATTTAAACTATCTCTTATTGTATGACTTGAACTTTGTTCATAGTTAGCCCAAGCCTTCGCCAACCCCTGTTGTAAATTAGTAGTTTTACCAGTAGAATCACTAGATGTAACACCAGCCTCACCATGTATTGTAGTGCTACCACTTGCTATAAGATTAGCTAAATCAGATGCTCTGCTCATGCTAAGTCTCCACTAAGCATTGTGCCGTTTAGACCGTTATCAAATTTGTTACTTGAAGCTCCTGAATTATAAGAAAAGTTTAAACGTATCGTGCTTGTTGTTAAGGAATAAAAATCTCTGTCTGGACCTATAATTCCAATATTAAAATCGTTAGTTCCATCGTCTAAAGAAGACATCCCAGAAAAAGCATAATTTACATTGGAAAAAGAATTAGTGTAGTTAAGTGTTCCATCTCCTGTACCATTATCTGTAATACTAGCCATGTTGATGCTATCTCTAAAAGCAGGAGTACCACTCATACTGAAGTTAGCCCACCCCTTAACTAACCCTTGTGTTAAACTAGTAGTTGTAGTGCCACCTTCAGCCGTCACAAGCACTGCTCCAGCAGAAGCGACACCTGATATTTTATCTACTTTGAGTTCACTAGCCATTACGCCAAGTCTCCAAATACTAAAGTAAAACCATAACTATTTATGTCACTACTTGAATCTGCGTCATGTTGTTGTGTAGCTAACAAAGCAGTAGTTGTGACACCTATATCTACATTCTGTGTATTGTTTGCGGCTATAATACCATCTGGATAAACATTTTCTAACCCTGCCATATTAGTAGTATAGTTTCCATGAGCATCTCCAGTTCCAGCATCTGTACCACTTGATATATTTAAAGTATTACTAGGTAACGAATTTTGAGTTACACCAGCATAAGTAGTAGAACTTAAATTCATACCAAAAACAGCTTTCGGAGCTAGTTGCTTAGTCAACGCAACAGGGCTAGTGCCATCTTTTGCTGCAATCGTATCTACATTTAATACACTGGTCATACAATACTCCAGTAGCCATTAACAGTGACTGTAGCACTTTGTGTGATAGGCCCAGCAGACATACCATTCTCATCACTATCTATTGTAAGGTCATTGCTTATTGTCTGACCATTAAGGCGTATAATACTGTTGTTACCTTTAAACGGATAGCGTGTATCTGACTCTGTTTTAGTGTAGTTACCTTGTACACTGAATACATCATAGACAACCATTTCAAGTACATCGTTACCTTGTGCGCCTGTTGTAAGCGTGACAGTTGTTCCGTTTGTCGCTGCATAGTCAGTAGTTGGTTTAAGTAACACACCGTTTTGGTATACGTCCATGAACATGCCATCTGTGTACACAAGAACATTAGAACTGCTGTCACTGCCTGAGAACGCTGTCTGTGCATCAGTAGCTGTATACAGGTATCGTGTTCTTACACCGTTAGTTGGACTTTTTCCTATATATGGCATATGTTTATCCTAAAGCTGTAATTTTTATCTGCGGTCTATGAAACTGAGAACTAGTAGCCCCGTCAAACCAAAGTGTCTGATGTAATTTTATCGTGTTACCAGTTGCATATTCTCTAAACTGTAACTTCAATGTTTTGGCAGAAGACCAAGAAGCTTGTCTTCCAGTATCTGTATTAGCTGTACCACCTATAGGAATTACCCAATTAAAAGTAACTTGTTCTCCGTAATACGATCCTGCGCTCGTTACTCTAGCATCAACAACTTCATCACTGTTTATATAAAATCTTGTATGAAGTATGCCATGTTCATCAACATGCGATCGTAAGTAAGTAAATTCATATATTACACAAGTCGCCCCAGTTGGCGGGGTATAGTCTATTGAACTTCCTGAAATATCTACATAGGACGTTGTGCCAACTTGTACTGCCGTAACATTTGTCGTGGTATATGCACCACTTGATACGGTGTAACTTTGACCATCGCACAAAGCGGCAAGTGTCTCCAAAGTCCTCCCACTTGAAGGAGCAATTCCTGCTGGTCTAACTTGTGTAAGTGTCATACTTTGTTCCTATGCGTAAGGACTTGCTCCTAGTAAACTTGTATCCCAAGCAGCTTTAAGTTCAGCAATCGTTGTTGCATTTGTTATTGCACTTGCGGCAGGAGCGTTACGAAGATTTGTTTTCTTTGTAACAGATGCAGTCTTTGCACTTGCATCATCTGCCTCTAATGCTTTCATATACACAACATCTTCTGCTTCAAGCAAAGGTGCGCGAACTTCCCTAATTTTATCTTTAAAAATTGTTTTCGCAGTATCTAAGTCTTCTGATATCACGTTACCAGAAAGTGTCCAAGCATCACGAAAATTACGGTCAGACGGCTTGGTAACACTAGCGGAATTAGCTTGATTGCCGTCCTTATCTACTATGTATGTTGTTACAGCCATCTAAATCTCCTTTATGCGGCTAGTTCTTCAGAGATACGCCATGCGTTTCTCCACTCTCTTGTTGCAGGAAGTTGGTTCTTCCTACAGATAACCATCTTAGGACGATTACCTTCATCCCAATTCTTCCAAACATGCTCTGGCACATCTTTCTGAATCAAGTATTCTATTGCCTCTTCTTCTGTCATTGCCTTAATAGGTTCTGTCTGATGTAACAAATACCCACGAGTATGTTTTTTAAAATCAGGTTGAGCTTCATCCTTCTTTAACTCCCAATATACCCAAACAGGTGGCAATATACCACCCTGTAAAGCACACGCCATCCAGTTAGGGTCAGGCACAAGAATCTTTGCACACTCTTCTAGCTTATCCTCATATACAACTCGATACTCAGACTGCACTCCATCTAGGTTTTCTTTCGCCCAACATAATCTGTCAAATAAGTGTGTGCCTTGAAACTGTGGTGTATCCATTATTTATCCTATTGCTGTTATTGTTAAGACAGGTCTAGTAACTTGCGTTGTATTGCCAGATCCATTCCAATATCGAGTATTATGATAACGCTGATCATAACCGGTGCTATAAGAACGAGCCATTATTTTAAGTGTTTTAGAGGAGGTCCACGAAGTAAACGACCCTACATCAGTATTGTCTGCACTTGCATTACATTGTATTGGCCATTTAAAGGTTTGATTCATAGCTCTATACGCACTTGGAGCGTGTCTAGAAGATACAACTTCAACATCATCAATATATAATATACTATGGCATATAGAATCTGCACCATCTTCTGCGCCTATTTGTGACCAAAACTCATAAATAACAGTTTTTGTTCCTTCAGGGGGAGTGTATGTGATTGAAGACCCTGTTACAGCAGTATAAGTAGTGTTTAATAATTGAACAGCCGTTACATTTTCTAAAGAATACGTACCACTCATCGTAGTAATGCTCCTGCCATCACACACACCAGATACTACCTCAAGTATTCTGCCAGTGCCTGCATTATTGTTCTGCAACAGGAGATTATCTACTTTTAATGTACTCATGCTAAGTCTCCTTTAGTATCTACACATAATATAGTACCGTCAAACGCCCCATAATTTCCTGATTGCAAACAATGTGTCCTTATAGTGCTTGTAGTCATATTAGCTGTATTAGCACCAAAACCAAAAAGCGAACCCCTTGCTACATCACCATTCCAACTACCTGTACAGGCTGAGTTATAATTAGCATTATTCATATTGTTTGTGTAATTTACAGTATAATCACCTGTTCCATTATCAGTCAAAGAACCTACATTTAGACTATCTCTAGTAGCAATTGTTCCTTCACCACTAAAATTTACCCAAGCCTTTGCCAACCCTTGTTGCAAGGATTGCGTAGCCGCACCACCCTCGCTTGTAACTGTAATGTCACCAGCAGAGGTCTTACCTGTGAGATTGTCTACTAAGATTTCACTCATGCTAAGTCTCCGTGTACAGCATCATTTACTTGAATAGTATCTACATTTGTACCACTGTTGTTTTCTGTTGTTGTTCTAAATGAACTGGTAGTAGGTGCAGAAAACATAAAATCGTACAAACCATAGCTTCCATAATTAGCCGCACCTGCATTAAACTGATAAAACGAATAATTTGCGTCTGCCATATTGTTTGTAAAGTTAATTGTATAGTTTCCAGTGCCGTTGTCTGTAATTGAACCCACATTGAAGCTATCTCTCAATGCTACAGTGCCAGTGCCATTAAAGTTACACCAAGCCTTTGCTGCAATCTGCTTAGTCAGCGTAACAGCACCGCCAGCAGATGTTTGTAATGTAGTAACTTTTATTGTACTCATATTATCACCAACGTACCGCCATCTTCTACTTGAAGAGTGACACTAGAGTTAACTGTAATAGGGCCAGTGGCACTAGCATTTTCTGCACCACCTATCGTTACATTAGTACCTACCGTTTTATCATTCACACGAAACATACCCCCACCAAGAAAGTCCGACTTGTTAGCCGTTGGAGGTGTAACTGTGGCAATATTAAGACCAAGAAAATTTACAAAGATATTAGCAGTACCCGTTGAAGGTGCTGTGCTAAAGCTAAGTGTTGTACCACTCACGCTATATTTATTTGTATCTTGAATAACACCATCAACAGAAACAACAATATCTTGGTCGTTTCCTACTGTTCTAGACAGTGTAAAAGACGTAGTAGAGTTATTGCCATTAAATCGCTCTACGGCTGGTATATCCACAAAGTTTGCTGTTGGTTGACCACCGATGTAAGGCATTATAGCTCCTACTCTACGTTGTTATAAAAAACGGTGCATGATTTTACATTGGTCATGTTGGATATCCAAAGATTACTGGCTCTTAGTCCCGGAGCAGGAACATAAATACGAAATTCGTTTTCTGGCACAAAATCAATATCTAAGATAGTAAACCCACCATCCCCACTTGTAAAAGTTAATCTAGGAGAACCAGAGGTGGTAGTTACAGTTAGTTGTACTATCTCAATGTTTTGAGTTATTTCTGTGTCACCAACAGAATCGTAACGCTGAGAATATGTTATAATGTTAGTCATGATCTTTCCTATGTACTAATTGCGTCAACTACTGAAACCCAAGCATCACAACTACTTGCTGTGTTACTAACAATCTTCAAAGCATCTCCCGATTGTAAAACAATCTTAGCCCCTCCGTCTAAAACTTGAAGGGAAGAACCCGTTGGTATAGGAGCATTTTTAACAATATAATAATCGGCAGAACTTGCAGTTACATAGACATTAACTAATATTTGAGATGTGTGAACATTAGCTATATTAATACCAACGACTGCATCATCTGAGTTAGCTGTTCTCAAGGTACTTGCGGAAGTCCCTATGTTTCTTGCTATGTTTCTTTCAAAGTCTTGTGCCATAGTTTACTCCTACAAGGCTATCGCCATAGCGGTAGCAAAACCTTTAGACGCACCATCTCCAATGCCTAAATTTGACGGTGTTATCTTTTTCATCGTACCACCATCGTCTATTAAAATAAAATCAGCGTCACCACTTGAAGTCGTAGTTGAAGGAGTGTCTGAATTTAATGTGGTCATAATTACAGCACCAGAGGACAACGCATTAAGATTATTACTAGCGTCCAAAAATACTGCCTTATCGGCTGGGTAACAACAGAAAATAGTTTTTGTACCAGAACTCCAACTTACAGCATTATCTGAATTACTAGACTGTAATATAGTAGTTCGGGCTAATGTAGTGCCAGAAGCGGTGTACGTTCCTATTCCAACTTCAAAGTTGGAACTGTCTTGGCAACAATAGTAAGTTGTATTTCCGTTGCCTATAACAGAAAACGCTTGAAAGTTATTCTCAGCACCGCCAAGACTATAGGTTCCTGTTCCTGTCGTAGTCGTGGTTTCTTTTACACGATCTCCTAAAACAAGAGCCATAGCACCACCTATTAAGCAATACGAATGATTGCGTTAGATGCGTCAGCAGTGGGAAACTGAATTGTAAACGTACCAGAGGTAGATGTTTTATTACTAGTAAAATCAAGAACCGCAACAGCCTTATTAGAGGCACTAGAATTATAAATTAAAGCACCCATTGCTGTAATCGTAGCTGTTGTAAAACTAAGATTAGCAAAATCAGTTAATGCTGTAGTTCCAGAGAGTGATGGGTCTACTCTGGTTAAAGAACCACCCCCAGTGGTGTAAGTACCACTTGAAGCAACTTCACCCGTTGTAGTGAACGCAGTTGTTGTTGCACCCAATGTTGCGGTTGTAGAACTTTTACCACCACTTCCCTCTGCATATAAAGCAAGTTTAAAAGTGCCTCCACCAGAGTTTTTAAAATTATGCACACCTTCTAAAAGTTCTTTCTTAAAAGAACTGCACATTGCTTGAGCTATAGCCATTTATATTCTCCTAACAAGATCAGCCATTTCCTTTTGTCCAGCTTTCGCCATCCTATAAGCGATTGTAGCACGTTCTTCTCGTCTTGCCAATTCTATATAGTATCTTAGCACATTCTCTATAGAACTGCGAAAAGCTTCTGCCTGATCCCTTATAGCAGGCGGTGCGCTATCTGCAACATTAATTACTTTATCCATAGCTAATTCAGTAAGCTGTTCTGTGCTTAGACCCCCTTCGTCTGAGGTCATCACGTTTACAGATTGAACAGTTACTCCTGTCTCTACACTAATCATTTTGTAACCTTTCTAGGTCGGCCTCTTTTGGGCTTGTTTTCTTTAACATAACTAACATTTGGGATGTCGTGCCTACCAATTAATACAGCGTCTTTTTCTTGGGTATCAGTTGGTTCTGGAGCAGTCATCTCACTTTGCTTTGCTATCATTAAATTTCCTTCAAAAAAAGTTTGAACTAAAGGGTTTTCTAACCTGTGATATCCATAAAGTTTTTCATTGTCAGGAACATTAGTGTCTAGCAGTGAAGAAGATCTTGCGACTTGAACAGGTATGCCATTTTTTGTAGCTATAGCACACCAAAACTCTACACAAGCTCTACCAGCCTCTGCGTGGTGTATATTTTTTTTGTATGAAAAATCTATTCCAAATAAATTAATTTTGCCTACTTCGGCTGCAATAGCAAAAGCAACAGCATATGCTACTGTATTATTGAAATAACAAGCTTCTACTTTTTTAACAACTTCTGCTAAAGGATATTCAATAATTTCAGGAACACGTTCATCTAATGCACAAGAATAAATAGGCCCTTTATTAGGTGTTTTTAATAAAAATTCTCTGCCAACACCTGTTTGCAAACCAGCCTTTACATCATCTAAAAACCTACTCGCAGGATCCATCATAAATGTTTTGTCTACATGAAATATAGCACCAATACTATTAATGCCCCATACTTCATCATATTTTACAGAGTTTATTCTTGATAAAACATATTCTGAAAACGAACCGCCTAATGCGACAATCGCTATGTTTTTACCTTTTAATTTTTTCATATTGCCCCTCTTATGTTTTTTGAACGCGAACAAGACCCTCCCTGTATGCGTCACTGTTTTCTACGCCCTCACCGTAGTTCTTTAAACGAGATATAGCTTCGTTAAACCTGGCTTGATAAAGTTGTAATAAGTCAGCCTCACCTTTCATAAAAGTATATGCTTCAACTAAACATCCGTAAAGCAACGTATCTGGCGCATTTGTGCCAAGCCAAGAAGTTCCATCGCTAGTAGCAGTAATTGATTGAGGCCGATAATAATAATGTAGCTCAGAAGCATAGTTTGCATCTGGAGTTGGAGCCAAAATAAAATTACTTACATCAAAAGGCGCATAATATCTTGGTGTTCCAGTAGTTGAAGAGTTGGGATTAAACTCTTGTATAAAATTAACATCCTTCAGCAGTAAAAACTCTTTATTACTGCCATTTGTAACAGATAATGAAAAAGATGCTAGATAATCAGTAGGTGTAGCTAAAAAACGATTACTACTTGAAGTTGAACCAGACACGTTCTTTCTAAAAAAATCTAAATCAACAAGTTTTAAAATACGTTCTTCTGTGTTTTTAATAAAAATATTAAGATTGTTAACGAAGGTTGTTTCGTCATTTTCTGTCCAATCTTGAATAGTTTGTTTTAAAGTTGTAAATGTAAAACTCATGGTGTATTCGCCTGACCGCCCATGCCGCTATGGTTTGTACAGTAGTAATATAAGGTTGGCGCACTAGCCGCAACAGTTATTTGTGTGTAAGCCCCTGCGTTCCCTGGTGTTCCATACGTTGTTACTCCTGTGGTGTACTCACTACCTCCTCCATGACTTCCATCAGAAGTAGTAGAAAATCTCAAGGGATGACTTGAATTAGAACTGTGGCTTTGGTCAAATTTATAAGTAGAACCCTCTGTCAAAGTTATTGCTGAACCTGTTCTATTTACACCATCTAAAAAGTATTTGTTGCCCCCAGAATCAACCACTGTTACAGCAAATAATTGATAAATAGAAGTTGAAGTACCTACTGATACTGAACTACTAAAACCTGTTGCACTTGTTGAAACATCCGTTCTACTGGAAGAAGTATTTGTTACTGTCACACTACCTACACTAGATGTTAAAGAAGTTAAATCTTCAATAGATGAAGGTATAATGTCCTTACCTGTGCTAGTAAAAACAACAAAAGGAATATTGTCATCATTTGTATCTGGTCTAGGATTTTTTAAAGCTTCTGGGTCTGTTCTGTATCTCAATGGTTCAAGCTGTGGATGTTTTGGTTCAAATTCATCAAATCCAACCAAAGAACCGTTCCATTCTTTTCTCATATCTTTTAATCGATATCTAAAACCAGAGCGATCTGAAATCCCATAAGCATATTTACCAGATGCAAAGTTACTCATTAGGAAACCCTGTAGTATCTAAGATTAGGAGATACATTAAATGAAGCTCTATCTCTGTCTTCTGTCATTGCTCTTTCAAACTCTTCATCATAAATAGCTTTTAAAAGTTGTATTCTATCTGGAGACTTTTTAATTGCTAAATAATATGCAAGACCAGCAGCAAGACAAGGATAAAATCTAAAAGGAACTTCAACAGTATTTGTAAATGTATCAGCGTCATCAATTCTTGTTAAAGCATCATAGACTAAAATATCTGTGCTATTTTCAGGAGCAGGCCATATTTTTAATACTGGTGTTATTTGTCTGTCTATAAAAAATTGAGTGGGTCTAGCTTGAGTGGATTTGTTAGGTATAGATAAATATTCGTCCCTACTAACACGCTCCATGCTAATGTCTGTGCTGTCTCTGCGAACAACCATAGACAAAACATCAATAACATCTGCACCCAAAGTAATATCCGCGTCACCTTGCGTTACAGTTTGTGTTCTTTGAGTGATAGTCCATTGATTAAGACCTCTATTAGCCCAATCAGCAAATAAAAGATTCAACGACCTTTTAGCAGTTTTTAAATCATAACCAGTACGAACCTCTAAACCGCAACGCTCAAAAGCCTCCTCAATGTAATCAGATACATCGAGTTCAAAATTAGTTGAACCTGATACAGTCATTATTTTTTAACTTTACCACCACGCATCATTTTTTTGGCTTTCTTTACTTTGCCGCCATCCATCATGCCCATAGCCATAGCTTTTCTAGGTGATACATTGCCACCACGCATCATTTTCTTGGCGACACCGCCACGCATCATTTTCTTAGCTTTTTTCATTACCATTTTTTAATCTCCTATAAATAGATTTTCTACGCTCATATAAAGACCCAGCATCATAATAATCTTCGCATACATTATAATACCCTTTTATTCTAAGGGAATCTGAAGCTTCTTGCAACTTACTTAATCTTTGGAAAAAAATCATAGCATAAGGAGGACTTGAATCTTCTTCCATATCAAGACTTTCATCTAATAACTCATTACTTTCATCTTCTGGATGAAAGCCCATGAGATACATATCTTTTGTATTATACTTTCCTTGACTTATATCTTGATTTAAATCATCTAAAAAAATATCCAATTCATCTAAATCCATTGGGAAGAAGTCAATTAATATCAATACTTCTTTGTCATCTTTCCAATTGTTTATGCATGAATATATTAAATCTTCACCGTTTATATAGTTAAATTCAAAAGCTATTTTTTCATTCATCCAAGCCGCTTTTGCGTATGGGCAAGGAGGTAAATTATTATAGTGTTCGTTAGGAATTTCTAAAGCATATTTAGACCAATTCCTTAAATCTGATTTAATTTTTTCTTCTAAATCAGGAAACATTAAGAAGACCTTTTTTTCCTTTTAACAGCCTGCACTCTTCTTGGTTTACCCGCTGGTTGTCCAAGCTTTTTTTTCTGCGCTATTCTGCTTCTTTTTTCGGATACACTAAGTTCGCTTGCTGTTTTTGGTGTTTTAGAGCTAACCCGCTTGGAGGGGCGACAATATGGAGTACCCCGTTTTTCACTTTTGCCACGCCCACACGCCTTCCCCGTTGATACGTCCTTCCAATCTTCTTTGAACCATCTTTTAAGAGCCAAACCTTTTTTTGTTTTTCGTACTGCCATTCTTTGCTCATGTAAACTTTGTAACCTTGCGCCTGTCTTCCATCACAAGACCACAGCCACGAGCTACATTAGAGTTTTTAGAAGGTCTTTTGGCAGGCAACGCAGGCCCACCATCTTTCATTTTCTTAGCTTTAGACTTATTACCCCAATTTGAAGCGCCAACTTTTCTACACTTGGCGATAGCACCTGATGCATAAGCGGAAGGGAAAACTTTGTATCTAGCCTTTACTTTTCTATAACATGCATCTTTAGCCATTTTTTTTCTTCTTTTTTTTCTTAATAAATTTTTTCTTTTGAGGAGGATTCGATATCTGTTGCCTCATTGAGCCACGCGAGATTGCCATTTCCGCTCCTATTTACATAATCTTCCCACAGAGTTGTTATCATTTTATGATTTTCATTTACTTTAACAGCTATAACAGCCGTATCTGTTTTTAAATCTACTACAGATGTTGCGATCCATGCAAGCAAACCTATAACAGAGGTTAATACGACAGTAACGAATGCAATAGATATTCCATTTAACATTTCCATCTTTTCCTTGCTTGTCTTAAACGGCTATTCGGGTCTTTAGCGGCTTTAGGAAATTTCTTCATTTGACCAGCAGAACGAGCGCAGAAAGACTTACGCCTTTTAGCATCTTTACTACCTTTTTTAACTTTTCCTGTTACTGCTGTTTTTAATTTAGAACCAGGATTATCTTTCCTGTATTTAGCAACACCAGCTTTCGTCATCCCCGCTCCACTTTTTGTGGAACGGAAATATTTTTTGGTTTTTGGTGGCTGTTTGTCTTGTTTACGAGCCATAAAAATTCCTTATGATAGGAAAATTGTAAGTTTATTACCTGAACCTGATAAAGCAGCAACAAAACAACCACTAAAAGCAATAATGCCATCATCAGGAATATTCAAAACATGATTCCCCGCAGCAAAACTTTGCTGAAGCAAAACATCTCCTGAAGCACTACCATCTTTTATAGTAAATGCACCAGCAGCCGCGCCAAACATAACAACCTGACGTATACGAGATCGAGCAGGCCCAACAATTGCTGGTGTTGCTCCTTGATCAAAGTTAAAGGATTTTACTGGACCAGCCATTAGACTCTCCTATCTTTCAATTAAGTAGCAACATCGTAACCAGTGATTTCAATTAAAAAACGACCAGCAGTATATGTTGCGTCACCTGTGCCTTGACTTACAAGATACAAAAACTGATCTGCTGCAATATCACCACCAGCAGTAAGAGTTCCTGCTGCTTGTGTTCCTCCATTAATAATAGAGGTTTCTGTTAAAGCACCTATTCCTGTGTCATTGACTCCAGTACCTTCAGTAGCTGAGAATAAGTCAATATCTGCTGATCCACCAGCAGGGGCTTCCACACACTGCATAGTTACACCAAACACCACACCTTGATTTGCTGTAGTGACTTTGGCAATATAGGCAACTCCTGCGCCATCTTTACCAATAATATCACCAGCAGTACCACCATCTTTAAGACCAGTAAGGTCAATCATAATAGTGGTCTTTACGATATTAACATTTGTTGTAACATCACTTTTAAGACGATTAACTTGAGTGACATAAACTGCAGCGGTTCCTTCAATACCAGCACCGCCTACGGCTTCGTTTGCCATTTTGTTACCACTAGTAACAGTTATTGTACCTGTTGTGGCATTCTTTGAAACCATTTGAAATCCGTTTTCGGAACGGACTGGACCGTTAAAAGTTGTCGTAGCCATTTAAATCTCCTTGTCTTGGCTAATGTCTGCAAAATTGCAGTCAAGGGTTTACTGACTATACAACAAAAAAAGGCGACTGTGAAGCCGCCCTTTAAAGAAGAAAAGTTTTTATCCTTATGCGCCTGGTGAACCAAACACTGCACGAGGATCTGAGTATCCAAAGCTGTAACGCTCACGAGCTTTAAAGCGCATGTTACCTGAATCAAAATCAGCTTCCATGCCTGTTGACATTGGAATACGCTCAAAGTGTTTGAATCCATTTGGAGTATCAGTTTTGATGAAAAACGCATCAGGGTCTGTCAAGAAGTGGTTAATTGTATAACCCTCTGGAAGCATACCCATATTCTTGATAGCGTTAATATCATTATCTGCTGAACCAGTACGAAGTGTAGATTCAAGCAAACGATCAGCTACAAATTGTAGTTGTGGCGGAACAATAAGCTTCATACCACGAAGAGCGATAATCATATTTCTTTCATCAACAAATGTAGAAATATCAATCAACGCATTTTCTAATGAAGTCTCATTTAAGTCTGCCGCAACTGAAGGCTCATTACGGAAAGTTCCTCCGCCTGCTAGTGGGTGGTTAGTAGCACAAAGCTCCACACCATCACCGCCTGCAAAGTTTGCGTCAAAAGCACTGTTAAGAACAGATGAAGCTTTAACTTGCTTTGTATGAGCCATTGAACGCGCTAGAGCCCGTGTGTAACGTGCGCCTAGACGATCATACAGATTATCTTCCATAGCCTCTTCTGTCAAAGCAAATGCAAGAGTTACTGTCTCATGCGTATACCTTGCAGTGTAAGCTTCAGAAGCATTGTCGAAGTTTACTCCAGCACCTTCTGCCTTTGTTTGGGCATTTCCAAAACCAACGAGCATTACCTCTTCTTCAAACGCACGGTCTGAAGATTCAGTGTCGAAGATTTCCGCATGTTCGTTGTCGTAACGATCATACTCCATACCAAAAAGGGCATTAAGACCTGGTTCCAACTCTTTTACGAGTTGCGCTCTTGAAATAGCCATTAATCAGTCTCCTTATGCCAAGCCAGCAGTGCCAGCACTGAACAGGTGATTGTTGATCATAACAACAACATTAGTATTGGCAGAGGAAACATCACTATTCTCAGGATCTTGAGAAATATCGATTGCTTTCAATGGCAATGTAGCAGTTGTTGCACCAGTTGTGACATCTAGCTCTAGACGAGCAGTACCAGAATTAGTATCTCCTACTGGGCTTTGATCTACAATGTCGAAGTTTCCAAACAAGTCGGCTACAGGGAATGCTGCATCGGCTTGAACTTCAAAAACAGCATGTGGTGAATCGATAACAAAACACTCGATATCAGAAGCTGCAATTGAACCTGGATATGAATTTGAAAAAGTTTCCTTTTTCGTTGTTGGGTCTGTGTAACGGCATCCGTTGAATACACCTAAAACAAAACCACTACCACCAGCGGCTATACGACCGATTGTTCCTGCTGTTAAAGCAGCCACCAAGTCACCTTGGAAAATCGGAGTAGTAGCGCTACTTGCGATACGGTATTTATTTTGCATTCCTACGAAGTCTGAGCCACTACCAGAGCGTAATGGCTTTAAACCAAAAGACGCATCTTTATTTGACATTTCGTTCTCCTAAAAACAAAAAATTAACTTTTGGATTTATTATTAGATCCAAAACTGACTGAACTGCTTCTCTGAGGCTGTAGTTTAGGCATAGCTGAATTTGATTCACGCATCCAATCCCTATCAACAGCATCCATTTGATTAGCAGTAACATTACGATAATGAGAATTACGTTGTTCCACAATTTCTTCAGGTATTCTTGCTAAAACAAGACCACCTACGCCAATCACGCCAGCGTTTTTACCTTCATCTAAAACAGGAGCGTCAAATTCTGGGTGATCTTCAGCTTTTACAAGCTCCCATCCTTCACGTCTTTTTTTATGAATATTGTTTCTGTCATCAAATTCCATGACGGACTCGCGTATCCATCGATGTTTATATCCAACAGGGGCTTCAGGAGCCTCTAACGCAGAAGGCGGCACCCAATCAGTTACTCTCGCTTTTTTTTCACGGGTTTGCGAATCCCTATTTGTACGATCAGACATTATGCACTCCTTTGTTCAATTTTAGCTTTTTCTAAAGCAAAACGCTCAAGCGGTATTTTCATTTTATTAGCAAAAGCCACCTCTCCAGGAGTAAGTTCTACCGCTTTTTTCCGCCCAGATTTAACAGACCGTCCGTTAGACGCAGGAGCTACAGATTGGGCTATATTCCGTTTCTCCTGAAACTTATTAGGCATTTCCACTCTCATACGCCTATCAATTTCTTTATAATAATCATCACTTGTCGGATCAAATCCCTCATCCGCAACAAGTTGTCTGTGGATTTCTTGAGCCGCCATTGTCATAATTCTATCTTGGTTAAACCAAGTATTTTTATTCATCCAACTAACAAGTTTAGGATCAAGAGGACGTTGAGCTTTCTGAGGTTGAGCATCGGGGGCTTTGGGCTCCACAGAAACTTCTTGCTCTTCTACTCTAGCCTTTTGTATTCTTAAACGCTCTTTTTCAATTGCTAAACGAGCTATTAACTCTTGAGCTTCAGAAAATTTATCCGTATCACCTAAGTCAAAAGCTTCTTTTGCAAGTCTCTTTGCTTCTGCTGTTTGAGATTCAATGCGAGTTCCATATTCGCCAACATAACCAGTATTTAACTCATCATATTTTTTTCTTAATTGTTCGTTTTCAGCTTCTTTTTGTTTGGCATATTGATAAGCTGCCTCCGCTTCTTCAATAGCCTGTTTTCTTTTAGCAGTTAATTGATTGATTCTTTTCTGAACAGAACTGTTATAATTATCTAACTCTTGATCGGATTCATCAGATTCATCAGAATTATCCTGAACATTTGTTCTGGTTTGCAACTCTTCAGAAGTATCTGAAGTGTTAACTTCTGGCTCTTCTAAAGAAACAGTTGTCATTTCTTCTTCTACTGCATTTTGATTTTCAGTATTTTCCATAAAAATCTCCTAATTATTTATACATAAGATATATCTGCGGGGTCAAGGATAGTTCCGATAATATTATCGTCATTTATGAGCCTAACCTCAAGACCATCCACTTTGAACCTGTTGCCAGCATATCTACCCATAAGCACCCATGATTTCTCACCACACCAAGCTCCTGAAGGAAACTTATCAATGTCTTTGTATGCGTCTGGACCAAGCCGAACAACATAAGCCGCTACTGTAGCAAAGCTTTCACGATCACGAGTAGCGTCAGGTATATAAACACCACCTTTTGTCTTGGATTTCATGTAATAAGGAATAACGAGAAGCCTGTAACCTACTGGTTGAGGCAGTCTATCTATAACAGAACCGTCAAATTCCTCTGGATTTTTGGAGTTTTTATCTTCTTCAGCTTCAAATCCTTTTTCAATAGATTTAGGAAGCTTTGCCGTAGCCACTCTATCTGGCACGAATAGTTTCTTTGTCATCCCTCTATGACACCTTTCATCGCGGCAGTTAATTCATCTTCACAATATTGCAAGCCGCGTATTTGCCCTACTATAAATCGGTAGTTTGAATAATCCTCTACCGCACCATCAGCAAGCATCTGAGAATAATCACTCTTCTTCTCGCGTATGTTCTTTAGCATATGTTCAGTTAATGCTACTGCATCCATTATTTTGTTAAACCTTTAAACTTTTCAAAGCTACGCATACTACCAAGACCCAACATTCCAAGAAGAATAGTTGTTAAGGTTTCCATGTCGAAGCTAGGTAGTTCAGGTATTTCAATACCAGCAATCGCAGTTGCGAAAAGAATAAGTGGCATAAGGCAAAAGTGATACGCAAGCGCGAACGCAGTGACCCATCCTGTAAAGGGGCGCCATCCAGCAACAAATATTGACCTGTGTTGAGCTTCTGCTTTGTTAACTTCGACTTGTGCGAGTTGCGCTTCGTGCGCTTGTTTTGTGGCGAGTGTGGCGATTTCGTGGGCGAGGGCATTCTTCTGATCTTTATCTTCAATAAATTTATCTAAAAGCCCTGATACTGGGCCTATCAATGCTTGTAACATATCAATATACCTTTACAGCTTCAATGTTTACATATTTTGGCAGGCAATATGCAGTGATTGTCTCGCCTTGTTTATGCAATTCCCTAGCAAAATATGTACATTCATGTAGGTTTCTAAAATACATATCTTGGCTTTCTAACTTTTTATTAGGCTCTAATCCTGTAAAAACAAACAACAGAAATAAATGCTCAAACATTATTTTTTAGACATCCAAGCAGATACACCCATATATGCTCCTACAATAGTACCTCCTGTTATGTAAAGCAAGTTAGATAAATCTGTTAATAATTTTATTCGAGAGTCTGGAATAAATGGAGCAAACATTAGCAATGTATAAAGAGCCATAAATACTAAAACAGCAGTAGCCATACGTCTTTGCGCTGTCATTTTGCGAAGCTCTGCAGCTTCATGTTTTTCGGCAGCTTCTATCTCATGTAGTTTTTCTGCTGCGGCTAACTCATCATCATCCACAATGCCATCCCCATCTAGATCATATTTATTATATTCTGAACCTTTTTCTAATTTTTTTTGTATCAAAACGAACTCCTATTCACATATAGCCACAACAGACCAACCGCAAATCCTACAACAACAATAACTAGAAATATTATTGCTATAGCTTCTACGAAATGCTTACGAGCTTCACGCTGCTTGTAGATAGTTTCTTTTCTTTGTTGTCTTATATCCCTTTCCATCTTGATCAGTTCTTGCCAAGCAGAAGGCCCACACATAGAACTAATTAATTTACGAAGCTCATCTCTTTGGTTCTCAAGCTGTTTTTTTTGAGTGAACAATTCCATCGCTTCTTGCTCTACAGATTTACCAGAAAACAGCTTTTTAAATATAGGAGGATTCTTAGCCTCGTGATGGGCGCGGTCAATATCAGATACCGCAGACATCCAAGTAGACAAACTTTTTCCCATCGAATGAAGATCTCGGCCTATGCTCACCCCTTTTTTTAAAGTCGCGAAAGCGGATGAGGCGAGTGCCATGCTTGAAATAGGATCAATCATTACCAACCCCTTGGTAAAAAGCCCTTCATTTCAAGTAACTAAAAGATTCCCTCAAATCTTTGTGGTTTAGATATTCGTGAAAACTTCGTTATCACCCCGCCATCACGTTTTTTTTGCACTTGTCTTTTTTTTGCTTGAAGCTTTCTTTTTGGCTTTTGGCTTGGCTTCGGTTTTTTCGATGACGATAGGGATATCGCTATCGCTTGTTTCTGCGGATAACCCTCCGACATTAATTTGCTGATGTTCGAGCTTACTGTCTTCTGGCTTGTTCCTTTTTTCAATGGCATCTCTTCTCTCCAGCTTTTTGGCCTTCATATCAGCGGCTACTTGTCGATTTATTGAACTTGCACTCATCCTCTACTCCTTATGTTTGCCGCAGCAATATCCCTCTGCGTTTGAATTCGCTCTTCTGCAACTCTAGTTTTATCAGAAAGAGCCTCATCTTGTAAATCTAAACGCTGTTGAGCAAGTAGTTTATCATTGCGTTCTTTTTCTTTGTCAAACTCTTGTGAACGCTCAAACTCTTCAGCTTTTCTTTGAATATCAGCACCGCGTAAAGCAAGCTCTTGTTGTCTAATGGACACAAGAGGGTCTTGTTCTGGTGGAGGAGATACAGCTTGTGCATATTGTTCAGTTAATTCACCAATTAATTCAGCAGCACGGGAAGAAACTTGATTTGCCACTTGAGCTTGTAAATCAGGATTTGTGGCTATCATTTGAGCCTGCATTTGATCCATGCCTTCCATAACTTCATCTTGAGCCATTTGCTCTGCCATAAATCCAATATGCTCTTGAATATGACCTTGTAGTGTCATTACAATTGCCGCATTAGCTTGCGCCACTGGCGTTGCAATAATTGCCAAGTGCGCCTCAATGTGCGCTTTATGGTTCTGATCTGCAAATACCTGTAAAGACTTTCCTCGCATAGCTTCCTGATTTTCTTTTGCAGGGTTAGCAGGAACTGGTTCAGGCGGGACAGGAAGTATTGAATCGACATTTGTTACTCCTAAAGCTTCGTACATTTTTCTATACGCCTGATACAAACCTTGTTGACCCCCATGTAAATCTGGATTGCTTTGAACTAACTGCAACTGAGTCTGAGCCAATGCAATTCTCTGAGACATAGAAAATATGTTCGGGTCTGATACAGGTATAACATCAATCCTACCATCAAAATCGGTAGCTTTTATTTCTGGAGGGGCGCCCGGAACCTCATACATATATGAAGGAGGAGTGAATCGAGCAAACAAACCAGCAAGAAGCTTAAACTCTTGCTTCTGTGAGTAATGCAAACGCTTGTGAATAGCACTCATAACTTTAGTGCCACGCTCCATAATAGCCATAGTCGTGCCAACAGGTGTCTCTCCACCCATCTCAGCGACTTTCATATCAGCCATAGAAGCAAATCTGCGTCCAGAGTCAACTAAAGTACCTAGAAGCGAATACAGCGTCTGTGAAGGCTCTTTAAACGGCAATGCCATAAGAGCCTGACGTATATCCATACCAGCCACATCAATGTCTCTAAATTCACCAGGATTTAATGGTTCATTCTCATCACGAATACGAGCGCCACGAGCCTTAAAGCCAGCAGGGAGGTTTGATAGAGTTCCAGCGTCTATCAACTGTCTTAAAAGACTCGTAGCTCCTTGTGCTAAATTTCCAATCATGTGAGTTAAGCCAAAACCGTAGAAGCCTAACCCTGGAAGAAATTTGTAATGCACAAAATACTGTTTTTTCTGCAAAGGCTTTTCTATGTCGTAGTTTCTACGAACAGACAAAACTTTGCCACTTTTCTCAATCAAGGTAACAATGTACGGAAGTTTAATTCCTGTAGGCTCACCTTCCATATCCAAATCTTCAAAGCCAGTAAGGTCTAAATCTGTGTGAACTTCATACAAAACAACATCTTCATTGGAGCCTGAAGGCTGTATACCATCAACCTCATTAATAGATTCCTGAACCTCACTGTAGTCCTCTGCACCATAACCGCCCCCTGGCAGATTAACGTCTGAGTAAAAACCAGAAACCTGAAGCTTTAATATCTCATTCTTGTTCATTTTTACAACGTGAGTAACACGAGAACAGCTAAATAAATCAGTTGCTGTGTATGGAACAACTAAATCTTCAGCATGAACAAACTTAGAAACAGGTCGCTGTAATAATGGGTCAAAATAAACTTTTTTAAATGTAGAGCCAATAATAGGAAGATAAAACAACATCTGATCTAATTCAGGATCATACTCTTCCATCTCATATGTTATTTGATAATTCATGTAATTCTTGATGCGTTCAGCCTGCTTTACAACCTCTGAATTCTCTGCACCAATAATCTGTGTTCTAACAGGCCCTCCTGCTGGTAAAAGCTCCCTGTAAGCTTGCGCCTGAAACTGTGTTACACTTTCTGCCAATAATGGATGAACAACCCCTGTAGCACCCTCAAATGGCTGGGAACGGTCTTCATATTTCATCCCCAGAAGGTCAATACCTCTTTTATAAGTATCTTCCCATTCTTTTCTAGAAGAAAAATCATCATCGATACTACCAACTAAATCACTGGAAATAACAGCAAGTTCTGCATCATCTATGTAATCAGCTAAATTAGCATCATAAGGCAAGTCTTGAAGCTGAACAGATAGCTCTTCCTCTTCTCCACCAATTAAAGCACTACCATCTTCAAACTGAAGAATATTAGCGTCAACAGGAATAACTTCCTCACTTATTCCTATCTCCTCAATGGCTTCTATAGGAATATCCCCTCCTGCACCAAGTATTTTTTCTACTGCCATTTTATGTTCCCCTTAATCCCTTAATTGGTGTTGGGTCAAATTGAATTGCGCCTCAAAGTGAGGGTTACTGAGCGCTGATAAAGCCGAAGGGCAATTCACCTTATCAATGATACAAAATGACCCAACCACTTAGACTTCATCAAATAATATAACCAATATTTTCCAAATTTGATGAATAGTCTTTAAAATGTTCCTTTAAACTTACTGCCTCTTGTTGCCACACCAAACCCCCTGCCCATAGGAGACTTGGATTTCATCGCTTTTTCACTTTCCATAACTAGATGCCTATCAAACTCAGCATTAGTAAGATTAGTAATGTCCCTTTGAGCCATTATTCTGATTTCTTTGTCAGATCGCATTAGAATGTACCCTTAAAATTACCGCCCCTATTAGGCATAACAGCACCGCCTTTTTTAAAGTTTTTACCCGCTTTTTTTATCTCACTCATTAAAATAGGTCTTCTTGTAGGTATAGCTTGCCCTATGTCAGGGTCATATCTTTTATCACCTGGATATGGTTTAAATTTCTCTTCCCTAGACGGCATGAACATATTGACTTGTAATTCTTTTCTAGGCACTCGTTCATATGTTGTTGGGTCAAAAACAGTCACTGTACCAGTTTTTGAAAGCATACCTCCACTTTTAGGAGCAGCAGCGATTAAACCTAATCTTTTAGCAGCATCAAACATTCTTTTTGATGCTGGAAGCAAATCATCATAATCTGACTTGGTAACTTTTTTAAATTTTTTATTAAACTCTTTAACGTTCATCAAAATGTCCCCTTAAATTTGGTTCCTCTACCCTTTAAAACAGCACCACCATTTTTCATTCTTTTAGGTTTTTTAAAAGGTTTTTTGACCCCCATCATCTCTTCCATTAAATCACCTATGATTGTTCCACGAAACATTTTAGGAACCGCCCTGTAGCCTTTATCAAAAACTCTAAGACCTTTTTTTCTAAATGGACCACTCATCACTTTACTCCTGTGAATTTAGTGCCACGCAAAGCAGCGCCACCGCCACGAGAAACATTAGAGGCAACACCACCATACTTAAAACCAGAAACACCTCTGCCACGCAATATATCCTTTTTGGTGACTTTCCCATCACCAGTTAAATCAGGAAAAGCTTTGCCACCCTTTTTCATCTTAATAACACCACCTTCAGCCTTGTAATCAGGCTCTGGCATTTCCTCAAAACGCTTACGAGCAAACTTAGCGGCAGCATCATCTGTCATGCCCATTTCTAATGCTTCTTCAAATAACTGCTCTAATAAAGCCTCATTGAATTCATTGCTCATTAGAATACTCCTTTAAACTTAGTGCCTGACGTAGCAGCACCCGCACCTCGAACAACACCACCATCTTTCATACCTCTAGCTTTAGCGCCAAAGTAGCTCTTTCTTCTAGCAGCCCTTTGAGATGCTATTTCAGCATCAGGATCAATAAAAAAATTCCTGAACATTTGTCTTCTTGCTGGAGAAGTTTCCATCTCTCTAGAAAGAGCTTCAAGTGCTAATAATGAGTTTAAATATGCAGATCTTTCAGCCATTATTTTGTTCCTTTAAACTTGCCACCACGACCGGGCATTACAGCGCCAGTGTTCTTTCTAGTTGGTGAATAACCACCTACTTTTTTAGGTCTTAAATCCTTCTGGCGAACACCACCTAAATACGAATCAAGAATAAAACCGCCTAAATCACGGTTTACTTCACCACCGTCTTCAAAGTTTTTAACTCTTTTACTCATTCTTGATATCTCTGCTGCATCAGAATCAGACATGGTTCTTCCAGTAGTTTTTCCTATTCCACTAGTAGCTTTTATAGCCATTTTAAGTAATTCAGCAGCATCTGCATCAGAAATAGTTTTTCCTGGGTCATCAATCATACGACCCATCATTTCATTCATCATACCAGATGTAGGTCTAGGTTTAGGACCTACTTGCTTTACTTTCTTAGGAGCATTTTTAGGTCTTGGTTTTGGACCTACACTACCGCCCTTTTCCATTTTTCTAGAAAATGTTTTGGGATATTTTGTCTTTGCCATTTCCATTAATTTACTTCTAGAAATATCAGGGAACCTATCAACTAAATCAGCAATTCTAGCTCTTTGTTCGGGTGTATATTTTATTTTATCAGCCATCAGTAATATTCCTTCCTGCGATTATAACGCACTAAATCTTCATCTTCATAATCGGTGGGAGTCGAAATAAAACCACCTTGCCTAAAACGTAGTATAGCCTGAGTCATCGAATCTGCCAAGTCATCATGTTCTCCATTCGGAAACGCAGCACACTCCTCCACAACCTCTTCAGCAAAATTCATGTCTGGCCTCCATACCATACCAGATTCAAACACTGGCGCACAGGCATTCATGCGAGTAAACTTATCAGCGCCTCGACTAGGCGTAAATGGCGTTACAGGTATGTCCATGCGCCTTAACTCCTGTGTTAAAGGCATACCACTAGCCTTCTGCTCTATAAGCACCATGTCAGGCTCAAACTCATTATATAAATCTTTGGCAACTTCTTTTAATTCAGGAAAATCCCAGCGACCACGCTGGGCATCGAGGAGAATAATAGCCTCCCCATCACCCTCTACAGGCTCAAATATACCCCAAGTAGTAATAGCAGAATAATCAGCGCGCTCAGACTTGCTAAACGCAGTATCATACGACTGTATGATATATGAACACATAGGTGGGCTACTACTATCCCAAACATTCCACCACTCTCGCTTAACAATCGCACCCTCTTCAGCAGTCGGATTCTGAAGATACTGTGCATTCCACTTGCCTACAGGTATAGAAGCCTTAACAGCCTCAAGTTCTTCTTTTGCCCAATATTCGGGCCACAATACGTTGTCGGTATCGGGGAATATCGCAGGAAACTCCACTATGTCCCACTGATCCGCCCCGCCCTCTGCCTGCTTCTGAAGTACCTTCGCGGTCAGATCCCGTATACTCCACCTCGTCATAACTATAATTATCGACCCTCCAGGCTGGAGCCTCTGTCTTGGACCAGATGTGTACCATTCGTAAATATTATCCAACGCGGTAGGTGATAACGCATCCTGCTCAGACACAGGATCGTCAATAATACATAAATCAGCACCACGACCAGCTAATGCACCGCCTACACCAACCGCGTAATACTCACCGCCCTCACTCGTACTCCAGCGACCTGAAGCCTTCGCATCAACAGCTAACTTAACATCAGGAAAAACATCCCTGTAAATATCACTGTCAATCAAATTCTTTACTTTACGACCAAAACCAACAGCCAACTCAGCCGTGTGTGTCGCTTGAATAATTTTCTTGTTAGGCGTTTTGCCCATTAACCAAGAAGGAAATAAAAAACTCGCAAACTCAGACTTTGTATGTCGAGGCGGCATGTTAATTATTAAACGCTTTATCTCGCCCTTCGCAACCTTCTCTAACTTCTCAGCATATATCCTATGATGCTTGCCCTCTATAAATGTAGGCCAAACATGACGAACAAACGATAAAAACGTGCCTTGCTTCTCTTCTCGCTCACTGACTAAAGAATAACTCTCAATGTACTTCGAGAGCATCCCACGTTCTTCCTCCGTGAGATAATCTAAATCAATATTAAATGACTCATTCATGTCACGAGCTTAATGCACTCAAAAAGTTGTTAGCAGCTAAATTTAAAGAATTAGGGATATTTGTTAAAAACTGACTCATAGGCTGAATAGGACTTGGCTGACCCAATGGCATACCCAACTGCACAGGAGGTGCTGTAGACTGAACAACAGGGCTAGGAGCCGCTGTAGTAACAGGTATGTTAGATATTACATTAGGAGCAGGCGTTGCAGGCGTAGCTTGCGCTATAGGCTGACTAATCGGCATACAGGCACCATTAACCAATGTATACCCAGGAGGACAAGGATTGACATCTCTCTCTGGTCTTGTAGGTGGAGCAAAAGGGTTAAACCCAGGTCGGCCCGTATAAACCCTGCCACCCAGCAAACCATCGTGAACAACACCAACAATCATACCAGAATCATCTCTTACAGCTTCACCACCTTCATTTATCTTGCTTAAAATGTTGCCTGACATTTTAGTACCTAATTGAGAAAAGGGATTGAATCTATCCAAACCTGTTGGCGGTATTGATCTGCCAATTAAATTACCTATTCCCTGCATTTGTTCTTGTTGTTCTTGGTTGCCAAACTCTAAACCCAAGTTTTGCACTACATTTATCTGGTTTAATAAATCGTCTGTGCCAAACTCATCTCCAAAATCTTCTGGACCTCGTAAAGCAGATATTTGCTCACTCAAAGCGCTACCTAAACCTAAATCTTGGAAACCAGCAATATTTGCGTCTGTCATGGGATCGCCTGAAAAACCTATGTTTTGAGACTTTACAGGATCTACTCCTAAAGCTTCTTGAATAGATTGATTGATAATATCTGCTGGTGTTTGAGTAGATGCAATCCCAGTAGCAATCGAATCCCTTCTTCTCCTGTCATCACCAAACTCAGCACCAAAATCCGCAGGAACACTACTCAAAGCAGCTACCTGTTCACTCAAAGAAGAAGGTCTTCTGTAACGATTTCTTGCACTTGCAACAAATTGACCATAATCTGATGGATCTTCAGAACCAGCCCTAGTTTGAGCAGCCTTTACAAGTTCAGCCCTAGCATCAGCCTCCTGTTGAGGCGTTATTTGTACAGTTCTACGAGCAGAAGGAAACCCTCTGCTTCTGTCATCATCATCTTTTTCGCGCTTGGGCTTAGAAAAAATTCTTCTAGCAAGAGCCCTACCCTCTTCAGCTCTTTTAGCTCTGTCTTGTGGGCGTGAAGCACGACCACCGTTAGCCATGCCCTGAACAGGCTGTGAAAATACATCAATATTCTGCATCGGAACAGGAATCTGAGGCATAGGCATCATAGGTGGTGCCATAGGTGGTGCCATAGGAGCCTGCGGAGCCGATAAACCCTGCATAAAACTCTTAAATTGCATCCTCTGATTAGGATCGCTCTTAAAACTTAACTGAGATGGTGGTGTGGGGGCTGTAGGAGGAACCATTCCAGCCCCCATCATGTAATTCTGTGCCATATTTTGCCTCATCTAATTAGATGAAATCAATAATATGCTATAAATCAAATTTTGACAACAGAAGAGACAATTCTTGCTTAGATTGATGCAAAATCTTGTAATAACCCTTGTCATGCTCAAACTCATGCTCCTCCAAATAACGGCCTATACCCTGTATCAACCTGTTTATACGCTCAATATCAAAACCCGTCAGGGTACCTATAGCATCTAAATCTATATCTGGATAACCCTGATTGTCCTGCTCCCAATTCACAATGCTCCTTATCGAATCTTCTAATGCTTTCGATACAGGTGTCTTCCCAGCCTCGTAATATTGCAACATTCTAAGCGATATACCTAACTGATCAGATAATTCCTTCAAAGTTAAGTTCGCCCTAGCACGAGCAGCCTTGATTTCCTCTGGCCCCCACTTCGATTTTAACGACTCTTTGTAGTTAATTACCTTGCCCACTACATACCTCCATGCAACCAGCACTCTCAGCAGTCGTTATAAAACCCTCAAAATCACTGAAAACAATACCCTTGCCACTCCAGTTGCACATAGTACGCGAAAAATCCCTTAATTCATCGCCCCTCGTTAGAAATGGATTGTATTCACGCAACCTATCTCTGAATTCACCCTCATCACGAGCCGAAAACATATAGTCCTCGCCCATCGTTAACTTGTATGTCGCCATAATACCCTCCATGTTGATTAGACTAAATGTAATATGAAGCATGTTGCGTAGTCTGTCAATAGTTGTTGTATTGTTTGTGGGAAACAGGGCGCAACCGTCGCTCCCGTCAAGCCCCTATGTTTAGGGGTGGTATACTACCCCGCCCCGATCCATATTGGTTTTTCACAATGTGACATAGGGTACCTTAGACAAAAAAATAGGCGGGGATAACCCGCCTATCTCGTGAATGTAAGATACGCTATGAAAGCGCATCTATTCTTTCTTGCAGAAATTCAAATAGATTATCATCTAATCCAGAAAATAAACTGTCTAATCCTATTCTGTTTTCTGGTAATAATCTGATAGATGATGCACTTGTTTGAACTGTCTCTCTTATCTGATATCTTGTGTGAGTGTCACCATCACCATAGCTTGCACCGTTTGTTTGTTGAGAATGTGTAACAACAACATCATCACCAAATCGCGCTCTCATTTCAGATATACGCGCTCTCACATTTATTGCGCTAGTACCAGTTGCGCTCATTAACTCTTGAACGGTTGAGCCATTATCGGAACGACACATTGTCCAGATTAAGCCCACTCTTGAATGATTTCTGAATGGCTGTATTGGCGTATCAGTAGATGTTGAAGTTGTATTGCTATAATCTAATCTGGTGCTATCGCTTGTATAAAATAGATTGAGATGAAAACGTACCCACGCTCTAATCTTTTTCATATCTAAAGTGCCTTGATGCTTTCTGAATTCAACAGTCGTAGCATCTCGCACCGTTTCTGGATCGCTTATTCTTACAGTACCTCTAGACCATCTAGTAAAATTGATAGCCATAAATTTGCGAGATCTATTTGAACCAGAACAAAATGCATTCTCTAAATCTTGTATGGTGTTACACAAATCAATGTTTTCTAATGTTGTTCTAGAATTCTCACAGAAATGATTATTTCTTCTACTTTCTGAAACCATAGAGTTATAAACGCTATTATGCTTCACAATGCGTCTAGTCACATCAATCATTAACTCAGGCGCCATTTCATCACGGTTGAAACATTCATTCGCTATTTGGATGTTTGGATAATTGCTAGTTTCTGACAGTCTAATGCTTTTAGCTAAAAACTGGTTTTTATTATGGCGGTCACAGTCAATTTTTTTGGTACTGATATGAATATGATGTCCGCATGATACGTTAATCCCTGCCCCTGCATTCTCTAAGCATTGATAAACCTCTTCTACTTTACGCCATGCTAAATTGCTATCTGGCAATGGTGGAAAAACAATTTCAGCATCAACGCCAGACGTGCCATCATCGGTTACATGAACCCAATTAATATTAGCATCGCGTAAAGCTTGTCTGGCGCGGTTAACAGATAAGCCCTTAACCTCGCATTCTAAACCAAAAACCAAATAGTCGTTTTCATTAAAGTAAGTCATTTTAAATTTCCTTTTTGTTGTGTGTGTGTGTCTATCGACACCCCTAAATTACCATGAAACGCATTTCATATACAAGAAAAATGTTCTGGTTTTAGCCAAAAATAGCAAAAAACAACAACAATCACGCTGCGTGATCCAGGGGTACAGGCAGCAGGAATGCAGAACAATTGTTCGGGTTTTAAGCAGCAGCAGGAAAGCCCGATGCCCGAATCCCGACATAAAAAAAGGGCTGCCCGTAAGCAGCCCGTTCATTACCCGAACAATTTTTAACAACATTCACATTCGACCATAGGTTTACCATTCCGACACACTTCACCCCAAAACTTTTGGTATTTTACTATAGATTCTAACACGGTGGTCGCTTCTTCTTCCGTAATCTTATCCCTACCTAGCTGGTCTACTAAATCCTCTAAAGACTCAAGTAGTGTAGTATTGTTTAAATCCTGTTCCATCACTTTGCTCCTTGTTCGTTTACCCGAATTAGTCAACAGCTACTGAATCGAGCCCAAGCTCCTCGGTTATTGATGCCATCGATCCACATATCTCATCCCACTCTTCATCATAACCTTTGTCTATGCCTTCAGGTATGAGGTCATGCCTGTAGCTGTGCAACGCCCTCCATACCACAGCCAACTGTTCTCTTAAATCTTGTTCCATTACTTCCCTCCTGAATTTAACTGTGTGTGTGAGAGGCGGTGGTTTCATCCACATCTAGGTAGTTCCGACACCGCCTCCCGTGCAAGCCGTTTTATATCTTTCTGCAAGACCAACAACTTACCTATATACTATACGAAACTTATTTCATAGAGTCAAATAAAAAAACACATTTCCTGAAAAAAAATTTTGCTGCGCCCTGGCCTCCTGCCGCTGACCAGGACGAACAATTGTTCGGGTTATGCTGCTGTCCCTCCAGGGCACGAGACAAAAAAAAGTGCAGCCGAAGCCGCACCTTTTCCACAGAAAACCCGAACATTTTACATTATCCTGGCTGGATCCGTCATTGCTCCGAAATAACTTACTCGAAACCGATTACTTGATTCAGCTTTCCATCTTCCGACCCAAGCAGCGTCTCTGGTACCCGAACATTTCATTACAGGACCAGCGCTATCACCGATAGCCTCTAGGTTTGCTTGAGCTAAAAGATCCCTGAACTCTTCAAAATTCATCTTATAAATAGCTATATCCATAATTATTCTCCTCTATTTCGTTATAGTGCGCCCAACCAGCAGAATCATAAAGCGAGACTACATCGATATCGAAATCATAGTATCCCTCGCGGATTGTATTAAAGTAACCTCTTGGTGGCGGGGAAATATCCCCTCCGTTCATCTGATAGGTCATAACTCCCGCAATATATATTTTACTGTAAAGCCGATGTGCGACTCCCTCATATATATCAAGAGCCTTCTCACACTCTGGTGTAATTTCCCAAAGACCCCCATCGATACGACTATCTGGACGACCTGTTTTGATAATGTCAGCGACTCCCCGAAAGGTCAATTCATAGCCAAAAAAGGCAACCTTCCCGACGGGTCGGGCATTGGGGCAACGATGTTGCATTTGCCCCAAGTTAAGGTTTGAGCCATAAGCAAAATATAATTTACTCACGCTACTTCCCGTTCTTCTACGAACTCACGGAACTGATCGCGGAAGTCCTCAATAAGCGTATCGTTGAACTCTTCCAATCTATCGCCCAGAACTTCCTTGAAAGCTCTGGCGATTTGATGCTGTGAGTATTCGCTCAAATCAGTCTCATTATACTTGCGCCATTCATTCAACACAAAGGCACGGATAGACCTACGAGGTTTGTTCCACAAGCGCTTTGCTTGTTCAATGTTGCGCCTGTAGTGTTCTTCTCCTAGATACGAGCCATCAAGCCAAAGCCTGAAGTAACGCCTGTAAACATTGTTTGAGTCAAACAGATCCACATATTGTAGATCTGCTATTAGTCTTTTGGTTTTTTGGTTCTTAATCATTTTTATTTCCCTTCAAGAAATTCTTGTAATTTGCATATTGTCACAAACAAATTCTTTACTTAAATAGTTTTCATTACTTTGGGATAACTCCAAATAATTTTTAAGCGTCAAATCATTTTCAACACTAACTTGGTTTAACAAATCAAAATTATGGAAAATACCATCTGGATCAGTAAATAGATTAGTGTTTGAATATGTGTCTTTTAAGGTTTCTTCATTATGTATTTCTACAATTGAATCGTTCCATTTGCACAAATAAAGAACGCCTTTATCTGTTAAATCTACATACGAATTAAATTTACTCATTTCTTTTCTCCCTCAACGAATTTTTGCAAATCTTGTGCAATAACTAATGCCCTTTGAATTGCTTCGTGACGACTGTTGCCGTGCCATTTGGAATAAGTAAAATCCCCATCTTTAGCAAAATCAATTCCATAGACATCTAACTGCTCTAATTCTGCTTGTTCTTTTGTTTCAAAAGCAAACAGTTGAACTAAATTGTGACCATCTTCTGTGTCTCCAGCGTTGAACGTAATAGATGGGGTAAGATCATGCTTATCTGAAGAGTCATCCCATAGAATGCTTTGATCACATTCATTTAATTCTTCAATAAGTTTTTCTATATAATTCATTTCTTTTCTCCTGTGTGTGAAATGTGTTTCATATATAATATATAGTGAAGTCTATTTCGTATGTCAAATAAAAAAAACAAAAGAATAAAAAAAAGTTTCTTGGCTGCGGGACTAGGGAGAGCAGCACCCAGGCCCAGGGCTCGACGAACAATTGTTCTGGTTAACTCCCAAGAAGTAGTTGCTGCAGCACGGCAGCCAGGGGGGTCAGCAGATCTGCAGCACAAGATATTGTGTTTTACCTGGCAGGCAGCGGATAATCCCGAACATTTGTTCAGATCCCGAAGTTGCATCCAGGTAAGACCCCGATGATTCAGCAGCAGCCCAGGCGGAGGGCGCCCCGAACCCGAACATTTCTTCGGGTTTACCAGCGGCTCCGCCCAGGGCGAACCCGAACCACGATGACCATAACCCGAACATATTCCGATCTATGCCTCGATGCGGCTCTAGGGCGACCTCCGAACATATCCAGAGCGTCTCTCTGGGAGAACAAGGTTAATCACTAGATATAGTGGGTATTTCTGTATCAGGCACTATCTCTTGTGCCTCTCCTTCAACGGGCGTGATGTTTTTCATTCTGCTATCTGCCAAACGCCTGAATTCATCAAGCTTTTCAAGCATTTGCTCCTTAGTTAAGCCCGATACATCTTCGTGTGTTATGTGGCTTTTATTTATAAGTAGCCCTGTGGCCTTCAAACGTAGCTCTTCAGCGCGTATTGCTTCCCCGAACTTACCTAACTGCCAAGCTTCATCTCTAAGCTTCAGTAAGTCCCGAACAGACTTATCAACTGTTACCCCGAACTTAGCTTTAGCCTCCAGCCTCATTTCTTCCAATCGCTCTTGGACGACAGCGTTCCGCAGAAGCCTAACAGCAGCGACAGACGGGTTAGCGTACCCCGCTTCTCTTGCTGATGCGGTTTGTGTCATATCCCGATACATATAGTTATCTAGAAACTTTTGATGTTGTGGAGTGAGTCTTTTCATATGTGCAAGACTCTGCTCCTTAGTTAAACTTTGCCCTGCTTTTGGCATTTTATTTTGCTCCTCTTTTTACTTAATATATGTGTGGGGTATCACTACCCCCACATATATATATATATGACACCAGTGACACCAATGATACCTTGTTTGTTTTCAATGACTTAGCGTTGGTGTCATTCATTTTACTTTAACTGATTCCTTTTACCTTAACCTATTGATTTTATTGAGGTATCACTGACACTGGTATCACACCCTCATTGACACTGATACCTATTTTTTGTTACTAACACCCGATACTTTTACACTTAAATCTTTTCTATTTGAGCCTTTTGTAAAAAAGCGAAAGACCTTTTTTATAAAGTTAATAAACATATAAATTTCCTTATTTTTCCCATCTATAGAACACATGATCATTGATCCGAACTATATACTGTTTGCTCTCTGACCAGCTTGGTAATACGTCAACTGAATGATAATGAGTAGCCCGATCTACCACATCATATAGCGCACCTCGATATACTCCAGAGGCTATCATTCTGGCTTTTTGCCATGCATACATGTCTGTAGGTTTATCTGATTTCCCGTCACAGAACCATGAAAACTGGCATTTATCCCGAACAAGTTTACTTTTATCCCAGGAGTATCTTTGCCCCTGTTCTACGACCTCACAAACGTCATTAGGGTAGCGTTCATCGTACACTCTGTGCATAACCACTTGTGCTACTGCTATTTGCCCTATCATGGGTTGATTACGGGCTTCAAAGTACACATTAAGAGCAAGGCATGTAATTGCTGCTTCAAACATTGTAATACTCCTTACGTCTTTGTGCTGTAAAGATAGATGTGCAATTAGCGCAAGTAAGCTTTGTCTTGCGTATTTCTTTGAATAGTTTTTTTATCGTACAATTAAACAAAGCAGACGATATTCCAACATTTCTGTCATTATATGTATGGAAGAAATAAAGAGCTATTGGATGTTCTTTATACCCGCAATTATGACATCCCTTTGCTATCTTATATAAATTCAAGTGATGATTGCGTCTTTCTGCTCTTTGTCTTTTTTTTTCATAATCTCGTTTATTTTTCAAATTTTTCTTATTTAATTTTATTTTTCTTCTTTCTAATAAATATAATTCAACTGTATCTATTTTTTCTGTTTCTTTAGTTACCATTTTTTATGCCCTTTACATTGCCATGTTTTTCCAAAGTCTATCGAGAACCAAGCTTTTAAGCTGGTACAATCCGAACATTTCTTCTCTTTGTGCAGCGGTTCCTGCTGCGGTTTTTCAAACATACTAAATTGTTCGGTTTTAAATTCTCTTAAATCTTCTGTCCCGTGCTTTATTCTTCGCAAGAGACTTCTCCTCCAAGAGCCGCATAACCAGCTATATCAATCCATGAGTCTTCATGGTCTGGTGTGTGTCTTAACCGCGCTAACTTAATCCCGATAGATATTTGAGCAACATCTTCTTCTGTTAGCTTAGACTTTAGTTTGTCTTCGAGTATAGCGTTGAGTATCTGAGATATTCTATAGAAGTTTTCCCTAGCATCACCATATTGTTTATTTCTAGGCCCTCCGATATATTCCTCTGCTTTATCTAAAAAATAATATCTAGGCTTGCCCTCATAGTCTTTTTCGTCCATTACGACCTCCTTATAATCAACTACATATCCTTTAGCACCATGATGACCATACAAGAGTCTTCTTGTATAGCCATCTGGTATATCATCTCTTTCGTGAGCGTATTTAGCGATAATGTTAAGCATCATTACCTAATTGTAGCATAAGCCATACCTAAAGCTTCTAAGTCGTGCATCATATCATTATGCTGTTCTTTGTTTACTTCTAATAAAAGTTTTTCGCTTTTTTTAGGATGAATAAACATACCTTCACAATCATCATCATAATGTGACCAAGATCGTATTTCTTTTATGGCCTCATCACGATTTGCTAAAGCTTTTAAATACATTTCTTGAAGAAATTGAGCCAACACCATTAAATCATTTTTATGAAATCTGTTATCTTTAATAACTTTTCTGTAAGAAACCCAACATTCATTTTCTGGATTTCTTTCAGGATCAAGTCTCCATCTACTAATGTTTTGATTTATTTTTCTTCTCGTAAAATTTGATATGATACTATTATCATCAGGCGAATCTCCTGTTGAGTCATCATCAAATTGATATTCTGTTTCTCTTACTAATACTTTTAACATTTCTTTGCCCTTTCAATGTTATATTTCAATTGTATTATACCTCAAGGTATAACTAACTATAACCTAGCTTTATAAAAAGTTGACGCATTGGGATAAAAAAAATTTTTATTATGCATTGTCTCTTGCAGTAACCGCTTGATATTCGCCATTAGACATTACGCCTTGTGTGGTTCCAAGCCATTTACTACCTCCTGTTGCCGTGAATGAATACTTCGCAATACGCCTTGTCTGTATTAATTCCCGAACATATCTATCTATTGTTGCCTGAGAGATGTTTTGTAATGTAGTTGGTGCGTTTGCATCATCCAATCGTTCTATGATTGAATCAGCTCCTGTCTTTTGACATAAAGCCCGACCATTACGCTCACATAACTCAATCCAGTTATATAGAGCGTTTAGCTTAACATCTCGCTCATTAGATGTTTCTACCGCCTCTAGTGCTTGTGTATTATCTACCAGCAAACCGCTGTCTAAATCCCGAACAAATTTTCGTATTTTTCTTTCTGCTGGTCCGTTGGACTTCACTATAGCACCATCAAAACATATGTTTCTGACGTAACCTATGCCGAGAGCAGAACATCTTTTTTTAGCCTCTCCTTCCTCGACTTGCCATAGGGCAAATGCCGAGCGCACACCATCAACCAATGCAGAAGTACCCCGAATAAGATTACGGGCTTGCTCTGGTGATGACACAGGCTTATCGCCCGATTTAGTCATATGGTGACATACTATAATACTTGCCCCTGTTTCTGTTGCGACCCTAGCCATAAGACCAGTAAAGGCAGCCCCTGCCGCAGGGTCAGAATTCACATCAGCGTGAACAAAAGACGCAAGTGGGTCAAACACAACTAATTTTAAGTTTTCCATTTGTAACATCTGGTCATGGATACGATTAAATTCTTCTGAGACAATGTACTCGCCATTTATTTCGCTAAGTATGGGGAATGTACCGCCTACATTAGGCAATGGCACAATATGAAGCTTATGCTTGAATGTTCTTCTATTTTCAAACGGATCCATTCTCTCGATACGTCTGTGAACTTCTGACTCATCATCTTCTGCGGTAAATATAACAACGTCACCATGCTCTTTAACGATACCGCCAAATGCATTTTGCATGGGGAAACCAGAAGATACTTTCATACCAAGGTCTAAGGTCATCATGCCTTTACCAGCATCTCCAGCCGCAGAGAATATAATCGGTATGCCCAATGGGAACGTACTATCTATTAAGAAATCTTGAACAGGCGCTTTCCCACTGAAACGATCAATAAGTAAGCTATCATCGAGAAGATTAATACTTCTGGTTTTGAACTGGGAATTTTTATCAATGAACGCCTTTATATCAAATTGTTCGGCTATTGCGTCTGCTGAGTCCCATTTTTCTGGTTTATCAAATGGTGGCTTAAGCATTGTTACTGAGGAAGCCTGAACATCCACACACATATCCCGAACAATTTCAGCCAAGCGCTTACCAGCTTCGTCATTATCAGGCCATAAAATAACTTCTTTTCCCCTGAGTGGCGTGAAATCATACTTATGGGAGTTGTTTCTAGTTAATGCACCAGCCCCTCCCAATGTGCAAGTTGCTACATACCCCGATTGAATTAAAGCTTCAGCACACTTCTCGCCTTCTACCCATATGACTTGCTTGGCATTTAATATGTTCGGGATATTGTAAAGTGGCCTAACTTCAGGTGCTTTGGAATAGGTATTGTTTGGTAGGAATGGTCTAAATTCTTTCTTACCCTCAATATCATAACGCCTAACTGAACATATTATTTCGCCATCTTTGCTAATATAATTCCATTCCTGCGTATAAGCAGTATTGATATCAATGGTGGTTTTAATCCGAACATTTTCTTGTGGCTGCTGGTTTACTGGGTTTTGTAACCAAGGAGGAGTAGTGCTGGATGAATTTGTTCGCGTTCTTACTGGCGCTGTTTCCAGGTAAGACCCGAACATATCTTTTATTTCATGCAGCTTCATGCCTCGTGCTTCCATAAGTATCTTTACAATACCCCCGACACCAGTGCCTCCGTTGAAGTCCTGACCGCGCATGAAGTTTTGGCTACTAGGATTAATGTCTATTTTCATAGATTCGCCACGTTCACCATACATTGAGCCAATGTAAAAAACATTGCCCCGAATGATTCCATTTGGAAAAGTATCTTTTAGCGTTTGTACCTGAACATGAGATGGAACACTGTCGCTAATATGTTCCACTAAATAACGCGGATCACTAGATTTAGTGTTGTCAAAGGGTGCAATACGCATTATATTGTACCTGTAAGGTTTTCTTCATTTGTCCTTATATGCATTTATCTTGTCCTTTCTAAATGCGTTGTGTGTGTAAAAAAGGCGGCACTCTCCTGTGCCGTCTTTTTTCTATGTCCAACAAGTATTACGATAGTCACAAAATTTGCAAGTAAAATAATCTGGCTCATTTGCAATGCGAGGTAGCATTTCATTTGCTCTTGTGGCTTTTATTATTTCTACTCCTCTGTCGCTTATTTTTTGCGCTAGTTCTGCGTTGAACGGAACAAACTCATAATAAAGTTCTGAAGTATCTTTATTCATAACGGTAAATAGCGCTGGGTAGTCCATTAAATCCATGTATGTTTGATAAAGCGCTAATTGCGCTGCATAAGTTGGGTTAGCCTGTGTAACGCCTTTACGGACAAATTCCCCAAACTTTTTGCTGTTAGCTGATTTACATTCCCATAAGAAGGGATAGTCCATCTTGACAGGGCCTCCACATATAACACCGTCTATATGACCTTTAATCTGGTCATCAGCTACCGAGAAACCAAATTGTTCGCCTTTGGTGCTATGTGTTCTTAAATCAAATCCAGCGTTCTTTAAATAACCAGCAATCATATCCTCGATATGATGCCCGAATTCAAATATTCTAAGAGTTCTGGCTTGAAAGTCCTCATCTTTTTTAGTTTGCATATAGCGGTATTGGACTTGACGAGCGCAATCATTTCCAAGAGAGGAGCCTCCTATATATGTTCTGGGAGTTCTCTTGTTATTTTCCTGAACAATTCCCTGATCAATATGTTCGGCTATTTGTTTAATCAGATCAAAATGGTATGTAGTCGTCATCGGAGAAGTCACGAAGCTTGTCTTCGACTTCTTGTTGTAACTCCAATACTCCTTGTTCTGTATACTCATCTTCTAAGCCCTTCATTGACTGTATTTTAGCTATTGTTCCAAGAACCTGTTCTTTGCTTAAATCGCACAGTCTTTTTTCCCAACCTATTGTTTCAAAAATTTTTGCCACTTCTTTTAATGCATTGTCTGATTGTCTGGTATTATCACTCTGCATAAATCTTCCTCTTCAAAGCCATTTCTTTTATACAATTCCATTACCATTGTTTGATCTTCGCCAATTGTGATGTGAGCAGATATGGACTCAAAGTCTTTATTAAATTCCCAAATGTCTAAATGAAGTCTTTTAAAATGATCAATAAGTTTCATAATTTCATCAAACACATCATCAGTATCAAATGGGTTTTTTATAAAAACTTGCCCTCCAAGTATTTCTTCTGTTTCGTCTGTAAATTCTAATTTTACTTTAACTTCACAACTGCCCATTTTAATTAAAACCTATTTTTATCAACTATAGATTATTGGACAAAACACTGTTTAAGTGATTTTCTCTTCTAATCGTTCCAGTTGTGTTGTCTTCTTTTATCTTTACGTCAACGAATGAATTATCATCAGCTAAGTCATGCAAAGCATCATTAGAACTTTTTATTCTAGCTTTGTTTTTTGCATCTCCCCAATCTCTATACTGATTATAAATTGGCATTAACTCCTCCATACATATAAAATAAATAAAAATAAAAAAATTAAATAACCTACACCAACTAAATTAACGGTATTTAAAAAATCCATATTAAACTCCCATTTTTTTTATTGTTAATCCAATTTGCATTGCGATTTGCGGCACAATTGCGTTGCCTAATCCTTTAATTCTGTCCACCCTATTGGGTACCCCATGAGCCACTCGACAAAAATTGGGCTCAACTGACCACCAGTCTTTGATTGATTGTCCGTGTATTGGACTGCTACGTCCAGTGTATCGTTGCTGATCTTCCCATTCCGCACTCTCCCACCCTGATATCCGCCTTTGTGATCTCTGGTTGTCGGAGTAGGCCACATCTTCTCTGAATGACTCACTGCGTCCTTCAGCTTCACTCCCCATCTCTCGCCCTTCTGATTCTTCCGACTGAAGGATCCGTTCTTGAGTTCTATCCCCTGTGGGATTCCCCCCTCTATGTCGCTTGCTCTGGGTGTAGGCCACATCTTTACTACTTCTGGGTCTACTTGTTCCCTTAAATTCGCTGGTTTGGTTCTGCCCTTGCGAGTCGTGTTCGCCTGTCTTATCAGAGACTGCTTTGACCTCTGTGGGAGATGATCCATTGTGTTTGGTGTAGCCCAAAATCCAGAGTCTATCTCTTTTATGGGGCGCGTTGATGCTGCAAGCTGGAACAATAAACGTCCTTGTGGTGTAGCCTTCGGTTTCCAAGTCAGTAAGCACTTTGTCGAGCCCCAATCTGATGTGACCATAAACATTTTCGCAAACGACCCAAGTGGGTCGTCTTTGTGCAATAATTTTAAAGATGTAAGGCCAGATGTGTCTAGGGTCCGCTTCTCCTTTTTGAGATCCTGCGACTGAGAATGGCTGACAGGGATATCCACAGGATAATATGTCACATTCTGGAACAAGTCTTGCTGGGTCATTGGCTAACTCCTTTACGTCTTCTGCAATTGGCACATCAGGCCAGTGCTTATTTAAAATCTTACGCGACCAAGGTTCTATATCGCAAAATAAAACTGGTTTAGATAATCCTGCCCATTCAAAGCCAAGGCTAAATCCACCAATGCCAGAACATAAATCAACATGCCTTAACATTTATTTTACGTCCGATATAAACAAAAAGCCACCGCCATTACCCTCTGGGTCGCGTGATACTTCAATCATAATATCTTTATAGTTTGGTTTTTTTAAATGAAATTGAGCGAACCCATCTCCACCTGTGTCATTATCATCCATGCCTAAATATTTATGAATCTTAAAACCTTCAAGCTGTTTATAATAATCATCAAAATTTCCATTACTCATTTTTTTCTCCCTTGTGTGTGTTGGGGAGTTTTGCGGCACTCGCACTCCCCAAGCGAGTTCTACCAATACCAATAGGCACCGCTAGAAATAGAATCCATATTACTTAGCCCACTGTGGTGTAACACCAGAGTTTTGTGGTTGGGCTGGCATTTGTGCTTGCATTGCATTTGCCACATTTTGTGGTAATGCATTCATATTGACAGTGCCATTAACAGGCACTGTTCCATTGTTAGAACCAATAAAGTTATTATCTTTTGGAGTCAGAACAATTTTTACTTTGTTCTTATCTTTATAACCATTAGTTCCTTTTTCGACTGCAACAACAAAACAAATCTCTTGCCCCTGCAATGCTTCTATAGCCATGATATTACGCTTACCCACAGCCTCTGCTGACTGATCATTAGGGTTAAGGTTATACGCACTATCAACCATGTTTCTAAGCGTTCTCATGCCGATTTCACGAGCAACTGGGATACCATTGTTGCCCATCTTATCACCATGAACGAACAAGTTGTGCCACACTCGCCTTTTATCAAACTCACCACCCATAACAGTAAACTCTATGGGGCAATAAATTGCGCTAGTTGTTTGTGATTTTTTAAACATAGACAACTGACTAAACTCTTGGATGACTTCATCGCCACCAGTAAAGTTAATAATAGCCCTTACAACTGTACCATCTGGAATAGGCTGTAAATCATTGGATGTGTTTGACTCTTCTAAAACGACTTCATTTAAATTAAGCATTTGTAACTCCTTCTGCTTGTGTTTGTGTCATTTGATTTGGATTAACGAATTCGAGTGGTTTATCTTGCACAACACCACTCATTTTTTCAAGAAGTTTACCAAGATTAGGTTCTTCAACCAGTTCAAGTAAACCACTCCTATCTTTGGCAGGATAGTTCCAAGGGTTAAGTGTTTGACATACAAATGCTCGATATGGCGCACCTTCATCAGTGTTCATAACTGCCATCGTAATAACTTCGTCAACAATTCCTGGGAGTTCTCTGCCAGTTTTAGAGCCTTCTATTTGTAACTCAAATGTCTCTCTACCGTAGTCATCAACTTTAGTATCAAGTATACCAACAAAGATTACATTCTTATCTCGAATGTGTTGCAAGTGAGTTAACCAACCCATCATCTCTCTTCCTTGCATACCATAAGCATTACGAATATCTATTTTGCCTGTTCTGTCTGACTTATTGTCAGATGAATTTTGACAATATAGCCAACATAATCGACCAGCTACTGTTATGCTATCAACAAATATAGTATCGTATTTTGAAAGAAAGGTAGAAGGATCTCCGTATGTTTGGCAAACTAAATCATAGTGTGCCTGTGAGTAACACATATCATCAGACAAAGATGGATTAGGACCACCTAATAGACATGCGAAATCACGACACTCTGTCCATGTTCTTGGGCGAATTACATCTACCGCTACACCCTCAATCGCGGCATCTCCCGCCTCCAAGTCCATGAACAGAGTTTTCTGTGTATCTAGCGTTCTGACGAGGGTAGTTTTACCCACGCCAGATTTGCCACACACAACAATTTTATGACCGCGCTTTTCTTTTAAACGGTCTTCAGCACTAATAATTTTAAGCATTATTATTCTCCTCAATATTTGCTGATACACCTTGTAAAGAAACAGTACGAGCCTCACTAAGCACACCTTTTATTTCTGGCGGAGCATTAGTATATTTTGCTTCTGGTATTGTATATTTAGCATTCGCGTAATGCTTGGCTGTTTCTGTGTCTAATGTGTTTAATATGGTGACAAGTTTATCCTGATCCCATTCAACTTTCTTTTTAAAGTCAAATTGGATTTTAAGATTGCCCTCATATAAAGTTGTAGAACCAAAATCTTTACCTTGTTGATTAAGCTTTTCTTTAGCTGCATCTTGGTATCTAGTTGTGATTTGGTTATTGATTGCCTTTATTCTCTCTTGAGTTTTCTGCAATTCATCCTTGGCTTCAATAAGAAGCATTTGTAGTTCGGCTGTTGTTGCAGAAGACAAAAGAGACTCAGTTTGCACTAAGTTCATTTGAACCTCCTATTGGTAATTGGTTTCACCAGAATAGGAAATGTATTTCACACTGTCAACTATTTTTTTTTAGAGATTCGTATATCTATGTTATTTGCTGCTAACATTAGTTTCTTTTTTAGCTTAAACTCTGGGGTTTCTACGCCTTTTGCGTCTTCAACTACGAACTTTTTTTCGCTATTTTCATCGCGCTCATAATATGTGAAGTCTGCTACATATGCACATATTTTTTGATCATTAACGACAATATTAAATCTTATTTGCCGTTCTAATTCTTGTATTTCTCCAGCTTGAGAAAGCTTATATAGCTGTGCATATCTCTCCGCTTCCCATTTTGAGTCAAACATCATGCCCATAAACTCTGTCTTCTTTGCGCGGAATTTGTTGCGTCTTCCATAAGGTATGTTATTATATGGCATTATATGTCCTTTTAACCATGAGGTATGTTATGCAATTTAAATCTGTGGGTATAGATATAAACACTTATCATAAGATAAAGCAAATTTCAGAAGACGAACATCGAAACATTCGGCAGCAATTAGCAAAGCTTATTGATGAATATCACATTGAAAAGTATGGTGACAAAAAGAGCAAAGGTGGCCTTGGTTTAGTATCTTAATCGCAAGAACGCATTCGATCTACTAATCTACGGGCTCTATTTGGCACTTGTGTGTACCACTTTGAATCTACCATTTCATTGGCTGCCCCTGACCAATCTCTTGCATCTACGTTAGCCTTCATACCCTTGAACTTAGATAAACGCGGATATCCGAGGTTAAACATCATGTTAGCTATGATTAACTGCACTTCTTCGGGTAGGTCATTAAAGTCTTTGTAGAGTCTCTGGCAGTCTTCGAGCGTAACTGTAATGTCTAGGTTAAACGCAGATTGAACACGGCTCTGCTCGACTACTGAGCCAACATCCTTACCGTACTCTGGGTCATCTTTAGTAATTAAATGCCCTATTCCAAACGTGGGTAATCCTAAATGATCCAGATATACCTCGTACTTACAGCCTTCATCAGAAGCTAATTCTTCTCTTAACTTGTCTATGTTCATTACAATAATCCCGCTGTTGATCCTTGGATACCTAATGCCTGTGCTACTCCGGGGTCTGTTTTAGCTCTTTGTCTTAATCCCCCAGGAGGTGCCGCTGCTGGTACGGGAGAAACCTGGGCCAAACCCGAACTTATGTTCGGGGGTTGTATCTGCTGCGATAGATTTGATAACTCTTGTCCAATTTGAGAATTTTCTATTGCGTATCTTATTTGTCTTTCACCTTCTTGAAATCCAGATTGAGCGAGTTGCGCTGGAACTTGAGAGAAAGAACTTGCTAATATTCTTCCTAAAATGTTCGCCTTTTCTTGTGCGCTTTCTCCAGAAGCTTGTTTTTTGTACTGTTTTAATACTGTTTCATAATAAGGAGCAGAAGCCAAGAACTTAGCTAATACGCTAAATTTCACTAAAGCTCCTAAGTTTTGCAAAGGACTAGCAGCTATATTAGCTGCAACCAAATCACCACCAGCCGCTGTTCTTGAGTTGAAAGAAAGTATTTTAGCAAACTCTGCCATATCTTTGCCCATTTCTTCCCCGAACAAAGCTTTTAGTTTGCCGCCTTCATCAGCTTCTATAAGTCTATTTGCAAATCCTTTTAAAGCTTTCGCGTCTGTTGTTAAGCTATCACCAAAGTCAGCAATAAGATTTTGCATGAAGTTGCCTCTAACCGTTTGTTTAGCGGCTTCATCTCCTGCACTATCAAACGCATTCATAATTTTTTTTATGTCCGAAGCGCTTGTTCTTTTATTAGATATAAGTTCAGATGCTTCAACAGGATTCATATCCCCTCTAGCTAAGTCTCGTAGAACTTTGCTTTTTGTAAAGTTTTGTAATTGATTTTGAGTGGTTTCTATTTGCTTTAATGTATCTACGGGCCTTAAACCAGCGTTAATAATATTATCAACTGTTTCTTTGCTCATGTTAGATAAAGAAGCTTTATCAATCGAATTAGCTAAAGCTTTTATTTGCGGTGCTGTATCTCCAAATAAAACATCTGCTGTTCTGCCTAAATCTTTTATAGACTTTGCAAAAGCAGCACCTCTAAATGTATCTGGCTTATAGTTATTTATCTCACTTATCCCAGATTTATCCAAAGCGTCTCTTAGCCATTGTCCCGCAACTAATTCTCTGAAGTCATTAGCAGCAGTTCCGCTACTTTCCGAAACAGCTTCTATCGCGCTTGTTAAAGTGCTTGGATTGTCATTTTTTACTATTCTATCTAGTTTAATATCTTGAGAACCTATTCTGTCTCCAGTTTCGACTTTTCTTCTAAGATCTTTTATTATACCAGCATCTTCAATTCTATCAAATGCGTCTGCTCCAGATTTATAATCACCTCTTGCATTGTCCAATGATTTAGATGCCTGCCTTAAAGTATTTAGCCCTTCTTCTGATATTTGATTTCCAGATGCTAAAGCATAACTTTCAATGTTTCCGCTTCTTAATAACTTATCTGACTCATCAATCATCTGCCTTATTACATCTCTCTCACCTCTTCCTGTAGCTGTAGCAAGAGTGTCATTTAAAGCTTTTCTGGTTTGATAGAGAGACTTAAATGATGTTTTTGATCCTATTGTTTTAGAAATATCTATTGCACTCTGTAACGCTCTAGTGCTTGGAGTTCTACCAGCTAAATTTGGTCTATAAGTGTCAGATGCTTTAATAGCTATTGATCTGATACTGTCAGTTGGTATTATTTGAGCAGAACCAACGGTACTTTCCAAAGCATCATCAATGGGTGAAAATACCGCACTCATTCTATCATCAAAAGATTTTATAGCATTACCAAAGTAATCTAATAATTCAGGCTCTAGGTTAGCATTCTTTTTAGCTGCCGCGCCTAAGTCCTGCGCTAAATCATCTAATTGTTTTACTAATGCAGTCTGCGCTTCTCTATTTAACTTATTTAGCCTAGTGCTTTCTTTTCCTAAAGATTGCAAAAGAACTGTACCAGCTTCTTCGTCAGTAGCGGCTCCTGCCGCATCCCTAAATTGAGCAATTTTAGATTGCATAACGTCATTGTTCTTTTTAAGCCTAGAAGATGTGCCAAATATTTTTTCAATAATTGCTTGCTGACGACCAACAATAGAAGGCGCCCTAATTGCGGTAAGTGTGGGTTTAATGCCCATCTCAATTGATTTGCCAGCCGCTTCTAATTCTTCAGGAGTTAATGACTTTCCTGCTTGTCCACCTCTAAGAGCCCGATAACCTAAACCGAAAGTTCCTAAAGTTGCATCAGCCAGGAAACCTATTGTTGCTTCTGTTGCTACATCTTTTGCTATTTCACCAGCAGTTTGCTTAGAAACTCCCGCCAATGCCTCGATACCTTCTTCTACAGCAGAACCGCCTCCAGCACCCAAACCAGCCCCAATAGCGGCTCCTAAAACAGGAATAGGAATAAGTATCTGACCAGCAATAGCACCGCCAATACCGCCTATTACTTCAGGAGCAATACCAGCTATATCCGCCAAATCATAACGGGAGAAACCTTCTTCATCTATTAAGGTATTTTCAGATAATTCTAGTCCAAGCTTTTTACCACCTTCAGGAGTAACTGCTAGTCTACCTCTGCTATCTCTCAAGTAATCTTCGGACTGTAACCCGAACTTTTGTAAGATTGCTTCTTGCTCTGGATTTGTTTCTGCAGCCGACAAAGATGCTCTTAAACCAGCATCACGAACACCTGTTCGGGTATCAAATCCTTTTTCTTCAGAAGACCCAAGTTGTAATTCACTAAGCTCAACTCTCCCAGCGGTTCTTGGCTGTAACTGACTTATAATATCAGATACATCATCAGGGTTGTTTTTTATGGCTCTTCTAGCAGAAAGCTCTTGTTTAGGGCTAAGAGAACCAGATTTTATAGCTCTTCTTATTGTTAACTCTTCACGAGCGTTCATATTAGCCCCCTTGATCAATTCGTAATTGAGCTAGTTCTGCT